TTATATTATTAATTTTCTTTATAAAGTACATTACGCAAGGATATCTCCATTGATAGTTAACCACTCGGAGATTTCAGTTTCTTGCATCATTTTAGGTGTGCGCTTAACTGCATCACGTAATGCAAATACTTGGAACTCCATAGGCAGTCTGTGAATATACTTCATCACATTAGGGATATCAGGTATGGTCAAATGTGAACCAACCATTCCTGACAGTGCAGCCAACATCATAGGTTCATCGGTAATACTGATGGTCTTTGGATTGGCCTTGATATTGTCATACGATGGGATGTGTTTGTACACGTCACAATAGGTAATGAATTCAAAGGCAATAGCCTCACCCAAGCAACCAGCCAGGGAAGGAAGTTTTTCTTCTCTGGTCATGCCTTTGTGACTCAGGATACGAGAGGAAAATTCCCATGTTCTTGGGCAGCTAAAGGTACGATCTTCATGGTTCGGATCGAAGTTCATCAGCTTGCTTGGAACATGATTAATATAAGAGATGATCTCAGTTGCCAGGTGGTTAGAGGAGGCCCATAATGACCACAGTTTCCAATCCACAGCCAACTCGTAGTGAACCATACGAGTTTGCATGGCAGTGCCTTGACGGTTGACTATCGCTCCGCTGGTAGCCAGGTTTCCAGCACAGGCAATAACAGCTTTCGGGTGCAGCTCATGCTGACCAATCATCCGATCCAATACCAGCTTATAAGAGCCAGCCTGGACTGCTTGAGCTGCTGAGTTGATTTCATCCAACAGAATGAGCCAGCCTGTATAACCTGCAGGAATAGGGTCTGTTGCCAATGGAAAGGTTTCCATAGGCACATAGCCAGCTTTCAATCCCTTGATCATAGGGAAGCCATTGCATTGTATTCAAGAATGCTCGCAAGGCATTCCCCGTTCCTGTATGATCATAAGGAACCGCTGTATATCACTATACAGAGTAGACTATATCAATATCCAACATTTCTGCTGGACAGCTACCGTTTCGAGTACCATTAGCTTGTACCCTACACCCTCGCGGGTTAGTCGTTCGGCGTTTAAACAATTACATTCTTTGGTCTTTTAAGACCTAATTCATCTATCAAGTCATTTACATATAATGCTGCTTCCGTTTCAGTTTTGAATCGCTTTTGTTTTTGAATTTGGTTTTCTTTAATACTACCAATCCAACGATTTCTACTTCTGTCGTAAGTGACATTATGATATTGAGATGTACTTCCCATCTTTTTACCAAGACAGGCTTTTGCATTAATTCTCAAACCAGTTTCATAAGCATGTAAATGATTTTCTGATGTGGTTACCCATTCAAGGTTTGTGAAATGATTATTCAGTTTATTTCCATCTTTATGATTTACGCATTCACGTAAGTCATTATTAGGAATAAATGCTTCAGCAACCAAACGATGGACAGCAAAAGTGTAGTGCTTGTTATTTTTAAATAACTGCACATACTCGTACTGACATGTTTCTGACCTCACATACGTTGCACGAAGCTTACCACTAGCCAGGCTTTTAATTTGCCCTGTAGATGATACAAAATAGCGTGACTCAAATCCTTTAATCGGTAACCAGATGTCATTGTTTTTTAGCACGGGATTGTCTCCTTGTTAATGTTGAATTAATGTATAACCTACTGTACGCAGGTTTCCAGATTAATTCAACATTAATTTTGAGGGTTCCCCCGTTTAGGTAGCTTTAGACATGAGATCACTCTCATGAATCCCCAATTAGTTAAGGTCCGTTGTATCATATTGACTTAGCCGTACATCGATCAGCTTGAGCTTGAACCGCTTGGCTATCTGAGCGTAGATTGAACTCTTCCCGATCCCAGGATGACCAGATAGCATGGGTGTGAGCTTCAGCTGAAAGCACATAGTCAAGTGCTTCACAGCTTCTTGTGCATTAATTGTTATCTGTGTCATTACTATTCTCCTTTAACTTTTTTAATTGCTTTCATGAACATCAATTCAGCCTTTGCATATTGGTTATGGGCCTCGTCAACATCATCAGATTCACTATCATTGTGAAGAGCTTGCAGCAGTTTTGCTGCACCTGCCATTGCCCAAAGAGCATCCTCTAAATCAGGAGCAGCAGCAATGAGATTGGCATTCGCCTTTAGCTCATCAATGTGTAAACTAAATAGAGTAGCCAGATGTAACTTTGAAGGTTCAGCAACTATAGTTGCATAGTATACACGTTTACGTTTTTCTATGAAAACGACTTCCCAAGGTCCAGGTGTGTGCTTAGACATGACTTTCCTCTATTTCTCGTATGATTTTTCTTGCATAAGAAAATTCACCAAAAGCAGACAAGTGAGCATCCTCAATTTCAGTTATGTATACTACTCGTTTGAGTGCTTCTAATAACTCTGGTGCTTTACTAATCAACTTGGCATTAGCCATTGCTTCTGGATCTACAAAAGGCCACTTGTATATAATACAAATAGGATACGACCTATTCTTAGAAGTAACTGTTATACTATTAGTACCAGGTCTTTGTACTTCCCAAGGTTCAGACGTGTGCTTTGATTCCATGACTATCTATCTCCGGATTTAGTTTATCGCTCTTGGCTCAAAAACAGGTCTTAGCCTATAGTCTGCATATCGCCAAAAGTGAGTGGGTTTGAAATTTTAGTTTATCGGTTTTGATGTTTTTCTTAAAAATCACTTTTTGGTCTTCAGTCAGATCCAAAAGAAAAAAAAAAACAGAAACAAGGGTAGCCGGAGGCTCCTCACACATGATCTGTTTTCTTCTTCTGTCAGAAGTTCTTCTGACTTCTATGATACTGCGTAATGACCTTCTCGAATTAGATCTCCAAGGTTCTCGGAATACTTCTGCACTTCAAAGTATTCTCCTCGGATCTGAGTCAGGAGGTGACTGAGCATGTTGCTCTCAGCAATCTCAGCCATGATCTCAGCATAGCATTGACGAACACGATTGATGTTGTTGGGATGAGCTTTGAACTCATCATGGATTGAAATAACAGGGAAGGACTTGTTACAGAGGGTTCTTTCGATCAGGTCGTATAAGCGTTCCAGATACTCATGACTGAATTGATTGACGTTGTTGTGAGTGATATGTTCAACACCCACCAATGAATAGAATTGTGATGTATGAGCAAGCTGTTCTATCTGAGGATGCTCACAGATTTCTTCATCATTGTTCATGACATAATCATGAATGATGTTCATACATTCTATGAGCTTTTCCTCATCATAGTTACATCTTCGAGACAACTCCCTGACCATCATCCCATCGATAGAATGAATCGTGTTTGCTGCCAGGGATAAGCCTGTCTCGGTTCCACAGTTGATTTCATGTCGATAGGTGAAGCTGGCATGATCTAGCTCATCCACCTCGATCTTGGAATCAGTCTGAACCATGACAGGAACGATCACTGTGAAGCCGTCAGGTAGCTTCCAGCTGTGTGACAGGGTATAAGCCTGCCAGGAGCCAAGGAAGATCTCCAATAGCTCACAAGCCCCAGGAGCCACGTTATGGCTTGCCTCATGGAAAGCTTGGTACTCTTCGGTACCTTCACCGAACACATCCTTTGGTTTCTGCTTTGATCCATAGAACTTGGTCATCAATGCTGACTTGACCGGGCCTCTAGGGATATCCACCTTTGAGCCAAGAAGCATGCTCATCTCAGTGGTACATACCCCATAGATATCAGTGCATCGATCACCAATCAGACCGGTATTACGAGCAGTGGTTTGACAACCAGTTAAGGCAGCAAAGAATTGTAGGCCAGAAGCAGCAGCATCCACACCGACAAGGTGGCCAGTAGCACGACCCATCTGAGCATCACGGTATGCCATGACTGCAGCGATGTATTGAAACGGTTTATCCGCGAGATCAACCAAGTCTTCCAGATCTGCTTCGTACTTCTGCACCCAGGCGATTCGATCTTCAAATTGTGATTTATCAAGTTTAACCCCCTTTACATCTGAATTAGACATTTGATTGGCGATATCGATCTGAAGGTATTGCAAGCCTGTGAATTGTTGCATTCCTTTCCCCTTTGTTTTTGCTGATATTCAGTCATGAGTTTGTAAGCTACTGTTCGAGCCTGTTGAACGGTAGGAGATTAACTGTAGATGTTATCCCAATAGAATCGGTACAACTCTTCGTAGCGTTCGTTTGTCTGTATTGGATCGTGCATGATTAAATCACCAGATCATTTTCACAATAAGGACATTTGTGCATTGTATTGAATTTTGGTAATCTACGATTGAACCACACTCGACCATTGCATGTAGGACAGCGATATGAACCAGTACTGCTTTCAATACAGCCATGTTCACAACCAATACCTGTTTTACAAAGCTTACACTCGTATCGAGCTATAGCCTGCATGGTGGTCATTGGGCTACTGTATGAAATGAGCTGAGCGAGGTACTTCTCGCGTTCCTGTTGCTTGAAATATCGAGCATCAGCCCAAGCATCGAGCATATTGGTTAAGCCACGAATGGATTCCATAGCTGCATCAGTTAAACTAGAACCATCACGATCATCTAACCAATCAATAATTTTGTTTAAATGTTTACGTTGTTTCTCAAGTAACTCAAGATCAACATCTTTGATATAAAGTTCACCCATCTCACTTCTCCTTGGTCATTTTTTAAAAGAAAGTCCTTTTGACCCATTCTCGAATACAACGCCAGCAGGTATGTTGATGAATAAATCCTTGAAAGTGCAAACCGCACTCATTACAGATATGGTAATAGTCCATACGATTCTTCATGTATTTATTCATTAGAAGTTCCTGTATTCATTGTTAATTGAGCGACATTGAGACACATCACCATTGAAGTATCTCAATACCATGGCATAACGCATGCGCTTCCTAATCCAATGATCTTCAGGGAGCCAATCGATATACCCAAGCCATAGGCCAATGGTATTTCTTCTGATGTAGCTCCATCGTTTTCTCAATAGACGCTTAGCCAGGAATCTCATAATAGTTACCCTCCTCTGAGTAAAGTTCATTACAAGCACATGGAGCACAGCCACAATGACTGCATTGTTTAATCACAGTACCTGCTTTATACGTTCTGCTTGGCTTCTTCATACACTTTGGACAGAATGCTTCGTATTCATCGTTACTTACATATTCAAGACGACACTTATAGTAGTAGCTTATTCTCATGTCAGACCTCCACGATCTCCGCTTCAGCAAGCTGTATGACAGCTTTCTTGAAGCTCGATCCTTGAGTATTAAGATGGTAGCCCTGTGCATAGCACCGGCCTCGTTTGTCAGCATTATGGTTCAAGAAGAAGCAATTACCCTTCTTGGAAACCTCAATGTATTTGCGATAGCTATTACGGATGAAATGCTGCCACTGTTCACGTTTCTCTCTAGTGTCCAGGGCAAAGGTCGGAGCTTCCTCATACTTGCGTAGAAGGGGCTTATTGAGCTGATATGGGATAGCGTTCATTCTGTTGATATGATCTAAGCAAATGTCCTCATTGTGATGATTGCATCTACCACCAAGGACTCTATGCCCATAATCCTCGTGCCAGTTCTTATCGAACAGAGGAGGTTGATCATAGAGGATCTCATGGCGATCTGGTTCAGGGATACCATCTAAGGCATACTGAGTAGACACCATGATGTAATTACCTGAACCTGTTCTACTGATATCAATCAGTCCTGTTCTACTAACCAGAGCTATACATTCAGCAGCAGTCTTCACTGCATCGATATGCTCATCTAAGGCTATTCTTCCAGCAATCATGCCGGATATGGCCTGATAGGTGAGCTTTTTGTTCTGTAAACAAGCGGTGAAGATCACCAGGACAAGCTCATTCAATTCACCCTTGTCAGGGTTCCAATCAGCTAATCGCTTAGCTTTAGATGAATGGTACTCTCCATTTAGGTACTCTTGGATCAACTCTATTGACTGATCCATTTCAGGTAGACCACCGAATGATTCTATCTGCTTCATGACAAAATGCTCAGCTGAACTCAGCATGGTATTATCCTATTGAAGGTGGTTGTTGTTTCTTGGCTTCTTTGAAGATAGCATCGACAAGCTGGCCGCACATCGTAGCTAAGGTATGGTTATCAAGTATGTGCAACGGTATGCTTTGAGGTGGTTTAAACCCATCCTCTCTTTTACCTGGTTCTTGTCTGATATAGACAACTTTGGGTACATCAAAAGGTACAACTTCAAGTGGTATATTGATCAGCATTGGTTCATCTCCTATGAATGAAAGGTGTATTCTTGTGAATCAAATCTCCAGACTGCACCAATGGTAAACTTACGTGCTCTGGTATAGTCTACGTAAGTAGCTATTAGATCATTGCGCCCATCATTACTGATGGTTACTTGAGCATAACCATCCAATGCCCATACAGCTAAGCGACCAATAGCCGCTTGTATGTTAAGGTCAGGTGCATCTTCAAGCTTACCCATATCAATGTTTAGTGTAATAGTTCGCATGTGCTATCTCCTTGATGTAGACAAAAAAAAGGGGGAACTCCTATACAAGCGAGTTTCCCCGATTAGGTGAGTGATTAAACAGCAGGAACAGGCGGAGCACTGATCTGAATTGTGGACAGATCGATGTCCTTGATGTCAGCCGAGTTGTTCAACGAGATCCGGCATTTCAACATGACCTCTACATTACCGCCATGTTCACGGGCCAAGTTCACAAGCACATCTTCGTACTTGTTCGGGTACTTGGCATTCTGAAAGATCGGAAAGCCTTTGGAAGCCTTGAGGAACGAGCCATCTGCGAGAGGCAAGCTCCAGTTGACGAAGGCAGTAGCCCGCTGAGACTCTTCGTGAGCAGGAGCAGGATTCTTGCGAAGACCAGTTACTTTGGTTGCAGGTGCCATGGTAAATCTCCTTTGATCAGATGAATGAACAGATAATTGAGGGCGATATTGCCCTTCATCTTTTTAGCCGAAGGCTTGTGTAATCCTCTTGGAAAGACTACCCACCTTTTAGGCATAGGCTATCTCTACCTTATTTTGAACCAATGACAATAACTTTCTGCACTCAATAGATTAACTTATTGAGCACAGAGAAGCTATGTCGGTATAATTACATTAATTGTTAAACAGGGAATTTATCGGCTAGTTGAAGAAGTAGCCGAAGATGATCAGAGCAGTGATCCAGTAACAGGCTTCTTTGAGAGCTAATTCAAGATAATATGAGGGACCATATTTAATTCTTACCACGTTTAGTCCTCCTCTTGGCTTCATCTTTAATGAACTTGCGATAGGCTTCAGTCTCCATCTTAAATGAGCTGGTAGCTGAGCCATCATACTGATCCTTGCACTTGAAGTCGTAGGCACCATATTCCTTGGCTCTCTTGAATCGAGCTTTGTAATCATCACATGGGCCAGCATAGGCTAATCCTGTCATCATCAGGAAGGCTATCAGGAGGCGCATACAGCCTCCTTTGGAGCAACCCATGGTAAGCTATCCTTTCCACACTTCGGGCAAGACAGAGGCTGTATGTGGTTCTCTGTAGGTACCTTTCCACAAGATCCCAAACAGAACCGATCAGCACAGTCCTGACACAGGCAAAAGGTATAACACCTATTTGCACAGGTAGTACAATCGTTATGAGTCATGGTATTATCTCCTTGGATCAATGAATGATGCACCCATAGCTACCAGAGTGCTCAATAGGATAGATGCTTGTTTAGATTGAGGAGTCACAAAGCCTTGCTTCTGAAGCATTGCTTCGATGCGAGCATCTTCCTCAATGTTGAATTTCTCGATAGCCTTGGCTCTTCGTTCCTCAAATGTTCCTCTGGCTCTAGCTTCTCGGCCCATGGTTATTCTCCTTATTTACCAAAGTCAATGTAACCAGTGATTGCTCCAAAGCCAGTTACCAGGCTGATAGCATAAATAGCTTCAGCTTTATAACTTGGCTCAAAGTCGCATTTGAATAAGCGATAGACACACATGATTTCACCTACGAAGGCCATAATCATGAGCATAATTATGAAAAGTTCAAACAGAGTAAATCCTTTATTATTCATTGGTTCATCTCCTTGAGATCAAACATCATATTGATAGGGTTAGCTATAATAACATCTCTATACATTTTACATGATAGATCAGATATAGCCCAATTACATGCCTGTACCATCATGGTAGCATACTTACTACGTTCACTAATAAGTTTAGTTTGCTCCCATTGACGGTATATAGACTGTTTAATTAAACATCCTGAATGTTCCCATGCATAATTATTAAGAGGACAATGATCACAACCAGAATTATCTTTATCCATCTGTCCTGTATACTCACAGCAATAACATTCATTTAATGGAATATGCGACCCATAAATATTAATACTATCGAAGTAATCAAGCTTACGTTTACTACCAGTATTAGCCATATACAACCAATGCTCTCTGCATAGTTTTAATGCTTGTAATAAGTTCATGAGTCTATCTCCTATCTAAGTGAAGGGTACTACTGAGCCTTTTCAGGCCCAGTAGATGATTTTACCTGAGATCTTGTTCAGTACAACATGCACCTTACGAGTGGTCTTGACTGTAGCCCAGATATTAAGGGTTACATCCTTGGCCAAGGGATATTTACCAGTCTTGGTGATTAACACTGGTTTATCCGGATTGTCGAGATTAATCTCAACATTACCCACTCTCTCATCAACTCCCCTGAAGGAGTTAACAAGCTTGGATTGGTTATTCTTGGCAGGAGTATGATTGATACAACCAACGAGTTTCACTGTTACTTGGTTCATTTGGATACCTCCGAAAGGATGATAGATTGAAGTTGAGCATTACGTTCAGCTACTAAGGCTTGATAGGCAGTAACTGACTTCTGGTAAGCTACTAATCCAAAGGTGACTGTTACTAAGATGAAACACATGATGAAGAATCTCATGATGCTCTCCTTGGAATAGGTTTAATGCTACCATCCTTCTTACGAAGAACTTTAGGAGTCCAAGTAGCTTTAGCTTGTTTAAGAGCTTCCTTAGAGACAGTGGTTTTATAAGTTGCATAGATTATCATTATCTTCTCCTTAACGAGGTTAACTTATTTAAGCAAGAGTTATCCTGCTTGTTCCATGTTTATAGCCGAAGGCATAGTGGAATTAAGGAGAGAGTATCTAGGAAGGATGTGTTGGGAGAGATATAAAAAGAATTAACCCAACTCCGATGATCTGGAGTTGGGATTTATAGTTGAGTAGTCTGTCCCAATGAACTTACTCAAGGTTCAAAGGTAATGGTGTACATTCCCATTCTAAGCTTACCAAAGGCTTAGAGGTATAAGGATACGTATGCTCTGTATCCACTCTTCTACCCGAAGGGTAATACTTCTATTAGAAGTATGAAGAGAGTATTTAAGTAGAGATAAAAGGAGAGAATTAGTTTATAGGGAGTATATCGGATTAGATATATAGATATAAAGGATAGAGATAGAGAAGGTATAGAATAAGGTTAATTTAGATTAATTTGGAGATAATTAACTCTTAGGTAGTACTTCCTAACTAAATATCTCTAGACTTAATAATAAGATCATCAATAGATTAATCTATCTTTATTCAATTCATCAATAGATTAATCTATCTTAGGGATAGAGTTAATTATCTATTGACAGAGTTTATTTATTAAGATTAAACTGCTTTTAACAGAGAATAAAGAGAGATAGATTATATATAAAGAAACTATCTACTGTGTATATGTATGTGTAATCTTTATGTGTAAAAAGATTTACCCTACCCCGAAGGGTAGGATAGGTTAAGTTAAGAGTTAGCTCTAGCAGCCTTACGAGCTGCTACTCTAGCAAGGACTTCCTCTCGCTTAGCATCGAGGAGATCGGTCTTGTCGAGAGAGTCAGTCTCTGCCTCATCTCGGATACCTTTGGTCATAAGACGACCAGCTCCTGAGAGATCGGTACCCATACCGATGATGTCATCAGCGATGACTGTTACTCGTGGTACGAGGGTGACAATAGCAAATGCTGCTGACCAGATCATTGTCCATGTTCCCTTGATACCAGGTGCTGCTACTGCTACTGCTGCGATTGGTGCTGTCATTACTCTACCTCCGGAGTAGATAAGTGAAGAGCGAGATTGCTCCATGGTTATACCCGAAGGGAGTAGTAGAGGATGCAGTATAGGGGGGGGGATGATTGTGGAAAGTAGTTCCGACTATAATGAACTACATCAGTAAGTCATTAAATAATTTTTAAAATTACTTTCAGTATAACTCTACATCAGTAGGTAGATAAACTTTTTTAGAAATCTCTTTCCCTTAAAAATAGTAATAAAAAATAATAAAATTATTTTAAATTTAATGACAAAAAATAAAATATAATTTAAGCCAAGCATTAAGATTAATCCTAATGGAGAATAACATGAGAAACATTATTATACTTGGCTTAGTATGTTTAACCTTAACCTCATGTGGTGGAACAGGATACCCCACTTGTTCTGACACCATTACCACCAACTGTGCTTACTCTGGTAATGACTTTACCTATGGTACTAAACGATCAACTGATATGGAATTACCCCAGTATTATCCTACCACTCAACCAGTCCAAGTAACTCCTCAAACCACCAGGAGAACTAATACAAATTATATGATCAATACTCCTAGTGGTTATAAGTCTGGTAGCTGTGTACGTTTACAGAATGGTTATATCTATTGTCCCTAAGTTGTTTCCACACTATTAATACAATGATTCCTCTCTCCTGTACCAATATACCACAACCAATCTACAAACTTAGTACGCCAACTAAGAGGATGCTCTCTACCTAAGTATGAACTTATAGTCTCATCTGCATCAATACCAAACAGGGTACCTACTCCTTGATCCAATCCAATAAGGATATTCATAAAGTACCCTGTCTTCCTTCCTCTATCCGGCCAGATACTCATTATCACTTCACCCCATTCAGATCATCTGCTGACTCTTGAGCTGCCTGCTCACTATTAAAAATAGTAATCACTCGCCATACACCATTAGGATGAATAAACCCAACCTCCCAAAGGTCATCATTATTTAATTTAATCTGAAACGAAAGTGTAGCTGGTACTGTCTCCGTCTGTTCAGCCTCAATCCGCTCAATCAATTCTAAGCGTTCTTTGTGCAGCTTGGGAAGTCTCAGGGTCATTACCCCATATAAAGCATGAAACGGCACATACTCTGCATTGCTATCAAACACATCATAGCGTACATCACTCAATAAGAACTGACCAAGAGCCTTGTGAAATGCATCAAGGTCAGTCAATCTAGAATCCATTCGTTCAAGTGACTTCTCAAAAGATTCTCTACATGAATCAACTGACTTGCTATTACTTCCTGATGTCATCATTATCATTTACTCCTTTGGCCTATCTTGTTCATTGGATCAATCCTGTAAAGTTAATTTCATTATGGTTGGCTTTAATCTTAGCCAACAGTATCTGAGTAAACTCAGGGGCCAGCTCAGCAACTATTTCATTGACCATGATTTGAGCCTGGTGCCGAAGGATGCGCTCTTGATCACTAGCAGGATAGGTATCCCAAACGATACGAGCTGTACTTTCTACATTGATTTTGCATTCACTCATTGGCTCACTCCTTTAATCCAGTGATTGTAAACCCCTTGGCCCCACGCATAGGTATACCATAGGGACAGCAGGGCGATTCCCCACTGGTCATGCGAGATGGCGGTATACAATCAAGCTGGTTGACCACACAGACCAAGGATGTAACCCCATCTCTTCCACTTCTCCAACCGGCCTACAAGCCACACAGCAGAGCACCCGAAACAAACGATCCATACCTGGGCGATTATATCACCGGTCATGACTTCTCCTTTTAAGCCCCAGGAGGGGGTAGATTTGACCTCTGTACCAATCTTAGGGATGAATAGGTACATGGGCATGCCTTACTTCAACTCTTCAGTACAGAGGATTCTAAAGGGCTTCCTGGGGATTGGATTTTATTTGGTGGAAGAGGTGAGAGTCGAACTCACGGAACTTGCGTCCTCTGGGTTTCAAAGCCAGTGCCATAAACCACTCGGCCACTCTTCCTTTTGAATACCTACTGACAGGATTTGAACCTGCTTACCAAGGATGCCAGAGACAGAGCCTTTGTTTTACCAATCACCACCACAGTAGGTATTTGTTTCTTTGGATCAACCTTCTAAAGCTGCACGTACCAGACAGTCTTTTGCTTCAAGCAACTTGCGTAGACCAGCTGACTTCTCAGCACAGTCCGGCAAAGTGGCATCCATTTCTTGAGCCAACTCACCAATAGGTTTGCTTACAGCCTGCAGCCCTTAGATAGGTAGATGTACTACTGGTTATTCTACTTCTTCAGGATCAACCACGTTCTCTTCATCATCAAGCTCAATCGGGGGAGGTACTTCTTTTGGTGCATCATTGAATTTGATGATCTCTTTGGTATTGAAATCCCATACCTGTGCATTGGCAGTACCAAGACCAGAAGCAATACAGAATACATTCACTCCAGTAGGGGCAGTGTCATCCACATAGAACTTCTTGTTCAATTTCTTTCCGACCTTAGAGGCCAGGGTTGCCATGTACCGTTTGGTCTTTCCTTCGTTCTTACCTTGTACAAAGAAACTGTCAGTAATACCCATATCTTTCCACGGGTACTTGGAACGAAATGCTGCAGCAGAGGCTTTCTTTTCAGGCATCGGTACATTCTTGTTGATGGTCAACATTGATACTACTCCTTCAGTTGGGGTTGAATGATTGGTGTTTGTTTTCTTGGTTCAAACATATACTGACTAGGTGCAGTATATGCAATACTTATTTTTAATTATGCTCCTTTTAGTTTAATCCAGTAATCACACTTGCCTCCAATTTGAGTTTTTTTAATACGTACTGCAAGATGAACACACATAGTATCTTTCTCTCGAAGACGAATACTTGTACACGTTGCACAGCATTCAAGGGTTATAGCCGGGATAATGAATTGAGCTTCCTTGAGTCGATCAGATGTGTAGGTCATTAGGTCAATGCCTCTTTCTTTGATTTGTGCAGAGTCCTCTGGTCAAAGGCATCAAAGACTTTATCACAAACAAAGTCAGTCATATAAGCAATGACCTCGGTGTTATTGGTTTCAACCGGGATACCCATCAGTTCAAAGATCATGTGGGTAATGTGAGTACACTCGTGGATTATAATCCGACGCTCTTCATAGGGGATAAAGAGAATGAAGTAAGGTACAGAACCATCGGTGTAAAGGACACTGGCCATTCCATCGAACATACGTGGTTGTTGTCCAAAGTATTGCGCTGCTTCATCAGCACGAAACTGACTTGCTACAAGCATGCGTTGCTTATCGGTGAACAACAGCAGGATATCCACATGAAGCCAGTCAACAGGAATAATCATAGAGTTCTTAGGTGCGATCAGAGGAGATCCTTCCTTTTGTGCAGCATGCCATTGTCCCGTTCTCATAATCAGTCCAAAGAAATTCCTAATTGACAGGCCATCTCTTGCATGAATGCTGATATCTCTTTTGAGGTGGCATTAGCACCTAAGATATCTTGAGCATGTGCCTGTAGTATTTGCGATTCAGCTTCGCCTCGTCCCGTTTCAGCATAGGCTTCATATTCATCATCGAAGTCATTTTCCCAATCACCATCTAGGAAGTCTGATTTGATATCTTCTATTTGTGACATAATAATGTCTTCTCCAATATCTTCGATGTGATCCGCTACTTGTTTTTCAAGTAGCACTGTAGCTGCTGTTGCCATTTATTTCCTTGGTTCAGGTTTGTATTACATAAGCGCCCTTTGATGCATGTCGTCCATTTTATTTATTACTGCTTGTAGAATAGCATCTTTGTCTTCCTCCTTTAGTTCAAGATTGGTTGGTATTGTAGCTGCATAAGCGAATAGTTCTTTGTATGCCTTTTCAACTTCAGTGCATTTATCATCGAACTCTTCCAACCATTCTTCAGGTAACATAGGATTCCTTTTAACTTGTTAATGTTAATTTAACTAGGATAAATAAAAGTTAATGTCAATTATTTAAATCGAGGTTACTATACAGAGACTATAAGATAAACACAAATTAAATAAAAATAATCTTTATGTAGTACTCGCTATACCACTACAAAGTGGTATTAAACATTAACTAATTATTTATTTTACCATGCTAACTGAAGAACAGTTTAAAGCTGTATTGCCGCCTCAAATGAAAAGCACAGTGAATGCTGAGCTAATCGCTACGGTAAATTCAGCTCTGAAAAACGCTGAGGCAATGGAGATTTTTAAAGAGAATCTGCTGAGTTTTACCAATGTACTTCAGCAGGGTAAATTTAAGTTAACTAGCTATATCTCTGCAGTTAAGTACGTAGGATTTAAGATCATGGGGGCCACTAACAAGGAAGCCTATGTCAAGACCTTCCCTGATAAGTACCAGCAGTTTCTAAAAGAAGGTGTATCTGAAAAGGATATATCCAGTTACATCACTGCGTATAACAAAGGTAAGTTAGTTAATCTGATATTTGCTCAATCACAGATACCTACACACATACTGAATGCACCACTATTTCAACAGGCAATCAATACACAAGCTAGTCTGATGTTGAATGCCAAGAGTGAGATGGTCAGGATGCAAGCCGCCAATAGTCTACTAATACATTTGAAACCACCGGAGGTGGTAAAGATGGAATTAGATATTGGTGTAACTCACAACTCTATCATTGATGATTATGAAGTTGTCATGCGTAGAATGGTAGAGAAGCAGAAAGAATTGATTGCTGCTGGTGGAGATCTTAAACAAATCGCTAATGCCAGTATCAAACCACTTGCTGATGAGATTATTGAGATGGAACCAGAACCAGAGAAAGTACCGGTTGTTATTCCTAAAGCTCCGTCAATATTTGCATGAGTACCAAATACGAGAAGAAGCCAGTAGAGCAATGGCTGAATGAATGCGATTATCAGTTCATAGGGTATATGCCGTCAGATCAGGCATTGCTCTTTGTCAATTTCATTAAAGAGGTCAATGGGGGATCTGAAGAGAATGAAACCCCTCTAGTCCATCTGGTCATGATGGATCGGGTCTTCAATCGTGAGCGTCGATGTGCCATCCTCTGTCATCGTGGGATTGGAAAGACCACCTTGTTCGGTGAATACCTGATCTTGTTCATTGCTGCCTTCGGACATCTCCCTGGTTTTGGCAAGTTGAACCTGCTGATCTATGTCACCGATAGTATTGAAAATGGAGTCAAGAACCTAAGAAGGAATGTCGAGTTCCGTTATCAGGAGAGTGACTTCCTTCAGAAGCTCATTCCTAATCAGAAGATAGGGATTGGTGAGAATGGGGCTGGATTTGTTTCTGTGGATCAATTTGAGGAGCAAACTGCCGGAGGCAGAAAGTTCACTGATATCCGCTTGGAATTCTGTAACCATAAAGGGCATACCACTGTAGTCAAGGGGTACGGCGCAAAGGCTCTTAGTCTGGACAGCAAACTTTACACAACGGATGGATGTATTACTATTGGTTCATGTAAAGTAGGTGATTCTATATTTGGAGCCGATGGTAAATTAACAACCATAATTGAAAAGAGTGAAGTATTTTATAAACCCATGTACCGAATCTCTTTATGTGACGGTAGATCTATCAAGGTAAGTGAAGACCACCTTAATTCAGTTGTTATAAAAGAAAATGTTAATAACTATAGTAGGTATGGAGAGTATACTTTAACAACAACTGAATTAGTAGCGTTACCCTTACTACATACAAGAAACCGTGTGTTAAAAGAAAAAGATAATTACACTTCTAATGAATCAAGAATATTCATTAAAAACTGCGAACCTTTAGAGTATCCTGAGTTAACCTTACCTATAGACCCGTATACATTAGGAGTTATTTTAGGTGATGGTCGCATACGTAAAGATTGTGGATCTGTTGAACTTACAGGTCATATTGATGATTTCCCTACATACTTAAAAGAGATACCTTATACGTTTGGTAAATTCTATATAGATAAACGTAATTCAAATGTACGTACACAAAGTATCCGGGGTTTAGGTAAGCTACTTAAAAGCCTAAAATTAAACGTACATGGTGATTATAAATTTATACCTGAAATGTATTTAAGAGGAAGTATCTCTCAACGATTAGCTCTTTTAGCAGGTTTGATGGATACTGATGGTTGTGTAAGTGCTACTGGTAGAACCCAATTTAGTAGTAATTCACGTAAACTATTATCTGGTGTTGCTGTATTAGTTCGTTCTTTGGGTGGAACAGTAAAATTAAATATACAAAGTAAATCGAATCATAAAACAAACCGTATTGAGATCTGGCTCAATATGTCGATGTTTCGTCTTGAACGAAAGCTACAACGTCAACGCTTTGATCGTAAAGCCGATAGAGTAGCGATTAGATCAATTTATCGTATTGATGACGAACCAAGTCAATGTATTGCTGTAGACAATACAGAGCATCAGTTTGTCACTACTTGGTTTACACGTACCCATAATACTGGTGTGCGTGGTGCTAAAGAAATGGCGCAACGTCCAACACTTGCGATCCTCGATGACCTGGTAAGTGATACCGATGCTGAATCAGCCACGGTCATCAACACCATTGAGAACACGGTATACAAGGCAGTATCCAAGGCTCTGCATCCAACCAGGCAGAAGATCATCTGGTTGGGTACACCATTCAACGCCCGTGATCCTCTCTACAAAGCAGTCGAATCAGGAGCCTGGAAGGTGAGTGTCTTTCCAGTATGTGAGAAATATCCGGTTGACCTGGCTGAGTTCAAAGGCAGTTGGGAAGATCGATTCCCCTATAGTTATGTCAAGGATGAGTACGATGAGGCCCAGGCTGTGGGTAAACCAGAGAACTTTGATCAGGAGTTAATGCTACGCATCATGTCTGATGAAGATCGAATAGTACAGGATAGTGAAATCCAATGGTATAAACGTGCCAATGTATTGACGTTCAGAAGTAAATTTAATTTCTATATTACTACTGACTTTGCAACTACAGTAGAAGAGAAAAACGATTATTCAATTATCTTTGTTTGGGCTGTTAATAACAAAGGCCAATATTTCTTGGTGGATGGTATCTGTAAAAAACAGCTGATGGATAAGAATCTTGATGACTTATTTCGTTTGGCTCAAAAGTATAATCCTCAATTAGTAGGCTTAGAGGTTAGCGGTCAGCAAGGTGGATTTATTCCTTGGATTCAAGAACAAATGATGACCCGTAATATCTTCTTTAATTTTGCATCTGAGAACAACGCCAATAAACCAGGTATCAAACCAACGACTAATAAAATCCAACGCTTCATGATTATTCTTCCTTGGTTCAAGGCTGGTAATATCTTCTTTCCCGAAGAGCTGAAAGATACTCCGATGATGCTGGAGTACATGGGGGAACTGAAGCTGGCATCCAAGGGAGGATTCAAATCCAAGCATGATGACTGTATGGACGGTACTTCTCAGCTTGGTAGTATGCAGATCTGGCGACCCAGTGAAGAGGTGAAACTTCATCAAAATGAAGAGGGTATCTGGGCAATGGATGAAGATGAGGAAGACATTATTTCAGTCTTAGATCATTCCTATATTGTTTAATTCTGTTAAACAATTTACAGTTCAGCAATTAATAAAATTATCTTCTGAGAGGATTGCATGATTACATTACGGGAAATCTTGGACAACCTTACTTATGGTGAACTGGCTCATGTCGCTATAGGTAATGCTGCTCTTGGTACCATTCTGGATAAGGATTATCCACGTATCATTAGTTGTCTGAATGGTGCATTAACTGCGGTGCATAAACGATTCTTACTGCGTACTGATGAGGTATTCATTCAACAGGTTACAGGTATTAACACATATTACCTTCGTCCTCAGTATAGTCTTAATAGTGGGAGTGCTGAAACTCATAAGTATATCATTGATACAGCTACTGCACATTTTGATGCAAATTTATTTAGAATAGAAAAAGTATTCACATCAACTGGTGGTGCTTTTGTTATCAATGATTCATCTGTATCTGAGTACGCTCCGGTATATCATGAAGGTGTACTGATCCAAGAAGAACCTATTTATACCCCAAACTTTGATGTATTAGCTTTTACTTCTCTACTTACTGTTGATCGTATCAAAGTAGAATATCGTGCAGGTTATCCGAAGATAGTTGTTGAATCAGAGTTTGATCCTGATCTGATAGAGCTGCATATACCGAGTTATATTCTTGATGCTATTTCTCTTAATATAGCTGCACGTATATACTCACCATTGACTGTGGGTGATGGTCAATACAGTGCTGCAAGTGCATTCACCTACCAGTATGAGCTTGAGTGTAAACGGCTAGATACAGAAGGTGTTACCCTTGATGGAGATAACGCTGACAGTCGATTTGAAAATAACGGTTGGCTGTAAGGAGGCACTATGGTTCCAGGCGTATATAATATTACCATCTATCGAGGTGGTACCTTTGAAATTGATTTCTATGCTGAAGATGATGATGGGCCTATAAGTTTGGGTGAGATTTACGACCAGGCTGACCTGATTATTTATGATGCGTGGGTAACTCCGACTGAAGTGAATTTACCCACTCCTCTGATGGAACTAAGTACGACCAGCGGTGAGATAATTATATCAGGAACGCAATTACGCATACATCTGCCTGCAGCTATTACTGAGGCTATTTCCTTTGTAGGTGGTACGTACAGGCTCAAGCTTACTATAACTGACGAACTAAACCCTGTGGTAGATCCATTCATGCAGGGTACTGTTACTATTCGGAATTAAGAGACTCCTGATGAATGAGCGACCAAGAGTAACAGTAAGCCAGGAAGGATTAATTGTTCAGGTATTGGACAAGACTTCTCCTACCATTGAGATCAATCCTGATGCTACCTACGTTACCGTAGATGCCTCTGAGAAGCCCCAGGTTCATGTGTATCTCGGTGGTAGTCGTGGGCCTATGTTCGTACCTGGTGGAGGCGGATCATGGGATGGTACCGGTCTAGCGGCTATCCTGGCGGGGGCCATTACCAAGCAACAGCTATCCCTTGATCTGACTGCGACTATTGAAGAATCTGAGACAGGTTTGCTTGAAGCCAGAGCTGATCTGGATGGAGCCATTCAAACTCTAGCTGCTACTGGGGTATTGGTTGACACTACTGTATCTCGTGTAGATGTAGCTGAAGCAGAGATAGTCTCTCAAGTAGCACGTTTAAATGCAGCAGAAGGAAATATCACCAATAGTCAAGTTTTATTGAATGACAAAGAAATACGCTTATCTGTAGCAGAGCAGTCACTCGAAAATCATGAAAATTATATTGTTACTCAAGAGCATATACTAAGTAATTCATGGAATATTAAAATTCAAGAGAATACTGATGGTACAGCGTATGTAGCTGGTGTTGGATTATTGGTATATCCTAATTGGGAGTTGAGTCAGATATACGATATAGGTGACTTTGTTTGGTTTGATGATCATGCATATCAAGCGAAACTAACCCACACATCGATAGAGGCGAATCACCCTCCTAATAACTCATACTGGCAATTAATACCTTATGCCGCTAAGTCTCAATTTGGTGTATTAGCCGATAGTTTCTTTGTACAAACTGTAGTTGACGGTGAACCTTATGTACCATTCATGATCTATGGTGATCAAGTCATTATCAATGGTGATATGATGGTAAATGGTTTGCTCACTGTACAGTCTTTACTTGCAGCAGAGATATTCTCATTTACTATAGAAAGTATTAATTATGTTCCAGGTATCAGTGGATATAAGCTTAATTCTCTTACAGGTGTGGCTGAATTCAATGATTTTACTATTGAGTTAAATCATAATATTATTGGCCCTAATCTCGTACCTAACAGTGATTTTAGAGATGTATCATCTGTTGATTGGACTATATATGCTAACCCTGAAAGTGGAGTTGTTGATGTTGATATATTCAATGGGTATAATCTTATTGATGCTGACGGTATAGGATGGGATCAATATAGATTAGCTTTTGCCAACGTGCTTACTATAAAACGTATAAGCACATCTGCCTGTGCTAATAATTATTTTGAACTAATATCAAATGATTACATAGAAGTTCAGCCATATACTAAGTATGCATTTTTTGCTTACGTACTTGGTTGGTTAAATCAAATGCGTATTGATATCATATTTTATGATAGCAGTTACCAAGTTATAGATAGGATTCAAGGTAATACAGTTGATCCAAAAGCAAGTATGCTTTCTGCTTTAGATTTAAATTCATGGGAAAAGAGTGGGGCTATAGTCACTTCTCCACAATACGCAATATACTGTAAATTTGTTATTAGAGCTGGTTCAGGTACAGTACCACTTACTACTAATTTATATTTACAAACAACGTATTTTTATTTGGGTAAGGTTAATGCTTCAACTACTGAATTACCCTCATGGGTATTAGATACACAAGATGCTTATGCTGCTATAAACCAAAGAGCATTAGATACCACCATGGATACCCAAACAGGTGGTATCATAGTAAGAGATGGTGGTAATAGGAGGTATGCTCATTTAACGGGTGGGGACATCACTTTCTATGATTATTACGGTGGAGCTTACCATGCATATAAATCATTAAAGAAAAGTGTACATGGTGTGTGTATTGATGGAGAAGCTGTCAATATAGGCTATTTTAGGACACAACCTAGTATTATACTTAGTCCAAAGTCGCTTGAAGTTTACAATCCTAGTTATAATAACCAATTACAGAAATTTGTACTAGATGTACTTAACGTCCGTAAATCAGGAGATAATTGGTTTTTTGATGCTAAATGCCAATTAGTTGTCAGTGCAAATTCTGGTAGCATAGGTGCCCAGAGCATTCACTCAGTAGCATTACCACCAACAGATGCAGGGGCTACAGTATCCGTATATACTGATGCGATCAGTTTTCCAGCAAGTGTAAAATCTGTTACTTTAAATGCAAATATATGGACTGCGTATTTCAGATTCATTTCATCGCTTAACAGCGAAAAGTTGGCGACAGTATATGCAACATGCACTCTCCAAGTATACATGCTAGATGCCTGGTACAGTGTAACTGAATTTCACACTGGAGCACATACGCCAGCATTGGGAGCGTATTTTAATACAAACTTAGGTTACACTTCTGGTAATAATATAACCTATGCAAGGTTGTTGCTAACAGTCACGAAAGATATTAGTTATAACGTACAACGCCCAGAAACAACAAGTATGTTTACACAAAGTGTACAAATAGCTGGTTCAAGTTATTACATGGCTGGTGCTGTATTATCTTTAAACGGTCAAGCTAATTACATGGCAACAGGAGGTTAACATGGCTCTCTTACCAAGAGAAGTATATCACGAAGATTTATGGGGTGAACTCCATGAAATGTATCCAGAAGTATATCCTGCACTGACTACTGAGGGATATCAGGAAAGTGAGTCTAAAAAGATTCGAGAAAAGTACGCTACCATGATGGCGGATATGGTCAAACCATATTCACTTACTGAACGTGAGACATGGCCTACTCAAGTAACAGAAGCCAATAAATATCTTGATGATCCTAATGCTGATGTACCTTTGATAACAGCATTAGCCACCCATCGAGGGGTAGCTCTAGCTGATTTAGTCACTTGGATCAAAGGTAATGAGGCTCTACATAGAGTAGCTGTAGGTACGTTACTTGGTATGCAACAAGCTGAACTTGATGCGTTATACACATGATTAACCGGGAAGATGTAGAAGCTACAGCTGAAGTTGAATACGGGCCTGATAAATCAAATGACTACAATAGGTAATATCTGGACTTCTTTACAGAAGGGTAAAGAAATAGCTAATCCTGGTACTTGGAAAAATAGACAGAATACCATCAATATTTTAAGTGCGTTACTTGGAGTAGTATTGTTTGGTTTACGTTTTTCAGGTATGAATATTAGTATCACAGATGAAGAGTTGCTTGTTATTGCTACAGGTATAGCAACTGTACTTGGTGCTATAAACAGTATTATAACTACTGCAAGTTCTGCTAAAGTTGGTCTGTAATTAGGATGATCCCCTCGCTATACTGAGGGGATCTATTCTTGAGATTAGCCAATCTTTTTACCCGTCATCAGGTCATCGATGGTCAGTCCGTTGGTATACTGAAAATGGGCTGATTCCTTGAATGTCTTCCATCGACCTGCCCATTCCAATCCGCAAGCTTCCCCGATCTCACCGATCTCTAACCAGAGGTCTTTATCCTTCCATATTGCTTTACCCATGACAACGGGTACCACATCATAAGCACACTGCCAGTTATGTAATGAGTACCCTGGTTCAGCATTGGTCACAATGTCACCAGGCAATGTACGCCCCTGATTGTAGAGTACCTGTTGTGAGGCATGATCTCTGAACGTACTGGTTACGACAATATCGATACGCTCTAATGCACATGCCTTGATATGATGTTCAGCACGAGTACGCACTACAGGAAGCAGGTATTCTAGACTACGTGAATTGATCACGGTGCCTCCTTGAGTTCAGCTATGAAGGACATTTGATTTTTTGCTATTGGATCAGAAATAGTCATATCGAAGTTGATACCCAGGTAGCCAGTAGCATCAATTAGATTATCTGGCTTATTCTGGTTACACTCACGAGCCATCTTAAAATCAGCCATCATGAAGGTAGCATCGGCAGCAGTCAATTCAAAGGTGGCTCCATATCTACCTTTGAGATACTGGTTCCAGCGTTGGGCAATCCAAAGGAATGAATCCTCCGGATCTCCATAGGATGTTTGACGCTCACCGTTGATTACTGTTCCGGCTGCATCGAAGAGTTTCTTACCTCGTTCCATTCTGTTCCTCGTTTTTGTTTGAATTATAGACCGGCTCGTTCAAAGCCCAGGATGATTTCCTTGCAAGCAATTGAACGAACGATTCCGGCAGGGTCATTAAAATCGACTACACCAATCAGATTCTGCATCCGTTTATCCTGTTCACGTAAACGCAGAAATGCACATAGACCTGAGTGGGATAGGGCGCATTGTTGTATGTCACCACAGAGCACAATCTTCGAGTTCTCACCAATACGAGTCAGGATTGCCTTGATCTCTTTCAAGGTCAGGTCTTCAGCCTCATCCACAATGATGAATGAATCATTCAGGCTCAAGCCTTTGATCAGCTCCAATGGGGTCATGGTAAGGGTATTGATCTCCGGGGCCATCATTGTATTTAAAGTGGACATGGAGAATTCAGCCTGCAGAGCACCAATCACAGGAGCTAACCACTGCATCATCTTTTCATTCTTGGTTCCAGGGTAATACCCCATACTCTTTGATGAAGTGATGTTGGGGCGAATCAGGGTGATGTTCTTGATCTCTCCTCGTTTAAACATCTCAGCCGCAACGCGGGCAGGTATGTAGGTTTTTCCTGTCCCTGGATAACCAGTTGCAATCGTAATCGGTGATTCCTCAATACAGCAAAGATACTCTCTCTGGAGTGCATTCTGCGGCGTTATAGGTCGTGGATTCAACCAGCCCCTAACACTCTGTTCGACACCCCTCTCAGATCTTTTCGCCATGGTGCTCATCCTATTGGTTCAGCTTAATCTGCACTCAGAGTTAATCTGAGCATTTATCAATCTGTCCAACGATAGCACATCATTACTACATTTTCCCTTCAAATAGATTAACTTGGTTAATTTTTAAATTAATTTGCTCTGCTTTATTGCATAACTTAATTAATTTGGTTAATGTCCAGTCATTCTATTTTTAATGAGCAAGTTAACCTGTCAGTTCAGGGATACATCATGAGTGATGAATTAGCACTAAGCACCATAGATACAGGGTGGAAATCACCACCTACACTTGCAGACCTCAAGCAGAATTATACTGATGGTAAATCTGAGCATGATGCTCAGCAAACCAAGATTGATACTTGGAGAGATAATCTTCATATCACTGGTACAGCTAAAAAAGCAAAGATACCTAATCGGTCAAATGTACAACCAAAACTTATACGTAAGCAGGCTGAATGGAGATATCCGGCATTATCAGAACCATTCCTTAGTACCGATGATGTTTTCAATATATATCCTACTACACATGAAGATGTACATAGAGCACGTCAAAATGCTCTAGTACTCAATAACCAATTCAACACCAAAATCAATAAAGTAAAATTTATTGACGACTATGTTAGGGCAAGTGTTGATGAAGGTACAATCATTGTACGGGTAGGATGGAATACAGAGGAAGAAGCTTATACGGAAGAAGTTCCTACATTTGAATATGTAAGTGATCCTACAGGTCAGGCTGCAAATCAGTATATGCAGCTTATACAACTTAAACAAGTAGACCCTGAACAGTACGCTCAGTACACCAATGAGGGCGTTGAGTACGCTATTCAACTTCTACAGGAAACAGGTCAAGTAGTCATACCTCGGCAGATAGGTACTAAAACAGTTGATAAAACACGTTTGTTAAAAAACCATCCGACTGTTGAAGTATGTGATTCTAACAATGTGATCATTGATCCTTCCTGTAATGGTGACATAACAAAAGCACAGTTTGTCGCTTATGATTTTGAAACATCATTATCTGAACTGAAAAAGAAAGGTGATGTGTATCAGAATTTAGAAAGTCTACCTGACTCACCCGTATCTCCTGCAACGCAAGGAGAATACGAACCTGGTGCAGATACTGGCTCATTCTCTTTTAAAGATAAAGCCAGGGCCAAGTTTGTTGCTACAGAATATTGGGGATACTGGGATTATAACGATACAGGTATTGCTGAGCCATTTGTTGCTACTTGGGTCGGTGATGTACTCATTCGTATGCAGATCAGTCCGTTTCCAGACAAAGAGTTGCCTTGGGTTGTTGTACCTCACATGCCAGTTAAACGGTCAATCTATGGTGAGCCTGATGGTGAGCTTTTAAGTGATAACCAACGGATTGTAGGTGCAGTTACCAGAGGTGCTATTGATATCATGGGTAAGTCTGCTGCAGGTCAAACCGGCACACGGACTGACTTCCTTGATGCAACCAACAGGAAGAAATACCGCGAAGGTAGAGATTACAATTTCAATCCTACTGTTGATCCTCGCATGGGGATTTTTCAGCATACCTATCCTGAGATTCCTCAGTCTGTCTACAACATGCTGACCATTCAGAATGCAGAGGCTGAATCCTTCTCTGGTGTCAAGGCGTACAACAATGGCATCAACAGCGGTGCTTTGGGTGAAGTGGCAGCAGGTATCAGGGGTGCTCTCGATGCAGCCAGCAGACGTGAGCTGAGCATCCTTCGGCGCTTAGCCAATGGCATGATCCAGATTGGCCATAAGATCATCGCCATGAACGCTGAGCTGCTCTCTGAAAAGGAAGTCATCCGGATCACTGATGAGAAGTTTGTCACCGTTATGCGGGATGACCTTGGAGGCAAGTTCGATATCCGACTGTCTATCAGCACTGCTGAAGAAGACAATGCCAAGGCCCAGGAATTGGCCTTCATGCTCCAGACCGGTGCCGCTAGTGCCGATCCTGGTGAAGTCCGGATGATCCGGGCTGAGATCGCTCGTCTTCGGAAGATGCCTGATCTGGCCAAGCGCATTGAAGAGTATCAACCGCAACCTGATCCAATGCAAGTACAACTGCAACAAATGCAGATGCAACTACTCAGTATACAGATTCAGAAAGAAGCAGCACTTGCTCGTAAGCATGGTAGTGAAGCAGACCTTAATAAGATTGATGAAATAGTAGGACGTTCTGATGCCATTCTTAATATGGCAAAAGCTGAAACTGAAAAAGCTAAAGCAAGGCATCTTGGAAGTATGGCTGACTCACAAGACCTTGACTACCTGGAACAAGAGTCAGGTGTACATCAAGAACGTGATATGCAGAAAATTACAGGTCAAGCAGCAGCTCAAACACAAATGAAAATTGTGGAAGCATTGCTGAAACCTAAAGAAAAGAAAGCAGCATAATCCCTGATTGATCCAAAAGGACAATCTCAAATAAACCATCTCTCTGCATAGGCAGGAGGACACAAGAAAATGGACAAACCAAACATGAACCAGGAAGCAGAAATGATTGAAGTCTCTATTGAAGAAGCCAAGGCTAAAGTTGCTATGGCTGATGCTGTACGTAGACTCTGTAAAAACAAGGACTTCAAAAAGGTATTCTTGGATCACTTCCTTGGGACTGAAGTTGCTCGAACTGTAAAGCTTATGGCAAGCCCATCAGCACAGAATCCTGCTTATCAGGAAGCTCTACAGAAGATGTTGATAGCTGTAGGACAGGTAGACCAGTTCATGCGTATGACCTTGACTCTTGGTGATATGGCAGCTCAAGGGATCGTTGATGATGAAGCTGAGCTTCAAGCTATTCTTGCTGAAGAGGGAGTTGAATAATCATGGCTGAGCAAGATCCTAATTCCTTGCTTGAGATGTCTGATGAAGACTTCCTTAAAGCTGATCCCCCTGAAACTGAACCTATAGCAGAGCCGGTAGTACCTGCAGTTGAACCGCCTACTGATCCACCTGAAGAGGAGCCGGTAGTACCTTTAGTTGAAGCTGATCCTGAAGTAGAAGATGAGTCTACTAAAACAGAACCAGTAGCTAAGCCTGATAAAGCTGATCCACCTAAAGAGGAGAAAGTACCTGAAGTAACTATCGACTACAAAGCTGAATACGAAAAACTCCTTAAACCGTTCAAGGCCAACGGTATTGATATACAGGTCAAAGATGCTGATGAGGCTATCACCCTCATGCAAATGGGTGCCAATTACCATAAGAAAATGGCATCACTCAAACCAGCACTGAAGACTGTTAAACTGCTTGAAAGACATGATCTGCTCGATGAGTCCAAGTTGGGCTTTCTGATTGATCTGTCAAAGAAAGATCCGGCAGCAATTCAGAAATTGTTGAAGGATAGTAAGATTGACCCGTTGGATATTGATGTTGCCTCCGAGTCAAATTATGCCCCAAAAGTCACCCCTGTTAGCGATGTAGAGATGCAGCTTGATGATGTACTTAGCTCTATTGAAAGTACACCTACCTATGCTCGAACTCTTCAAGTCGTAACTAACGATTGGGATGCACCAAGTCGTACTGCAGCTGCTACGAATCCTCAAATTATTCGCGTAATCAATGAGCATATCGGTAGTGGTATTTATGACAAGGTAATGAATGAAGTAAACAGAGCACAAGCATTAGGTAAACTACAAGGTATGTCTACTTTTGATGCCTACAAGCATGTTGGAGATATTCTTTCCAACCAAGGTTTGTTGACTCCTAAAGTGGTAACACCTGGACCGACCGATGCTGATAAAAAAGCAGCTGAAGACAAACGCAGCGCACAACGTAAAGCAGCGGGATCACCACCGGTAAAGAAAGGTGCTGCTCCGGAACAACCTAAGTCAGGTCTTCTTGGAATGTCTGACGAAGAGTTTATGAAACTTCCTGCTGCTCCCTATACCAAAGCATAAAATCATTTATTTATAAGGAGCTAGTGTACCATGCCTCAAATGTATAACAGTCCTACCGGTACTCCTAATACCGGTACTGCATCCACTATCGGTAGCCAGATTCGTACCGATTATCATCAAAAGAAAGCTCTGATTGAGCTGGTCAAGGAGCAGTATTTTTCTCCTTTGGCTGATGTAACCACCATGCCGAAGCACTTCGGTAAGAAGATTAAACTCTACCATTACATGCCTTTGCTCGATGATCGCAATATCAACGACCAAGGCATTGATGCTGCCGGTGTTGCCATTACTAGCACTCAGTTTTTTGTTCAGTTTCCTGCATTGACCTTTATTGTAGCTGATGCAAATAAAGTTGCAGCTGCTGCTGCTGTCAATGATAACATTAATAATGCCGGTACTGCTGAAACCATTGCTACTGCTGGTGCTGATGGTAGTGGTGGTGGTGCTAATGCTGTCATTACTCTGACCAAGCAGAATGTTAAGTACCTCAATACTACCAAAGCTGCTGCAGTAACTGCATTTAATATCGGTGCTATTGCTACTGCCGGTGGGGGTAATCTGTATGGTTCGTCCAAGGATATCGGTACGATTTCCTCTAAGTTGCCTGCACTCTCTGAGACTGGTGGCCGGGTTAATCGTGTCGGGTTCAAACGTCTGGAGATCGAAGGCACCTTTGAGAAGTTTGGTTTCTTTGAAGAGTACACCCAGGAGTCTTTGGACTTCGATACCGATGATGAGCTTGAGTCCCACATCAACCGCGAGATGCTTCGTGGTGCTGGTGAAATGACTGAAGATGCCCTGCAGATCGATCTGCTCAACTCTGCCAGCACCATTCGGTATGCCGGTGTTGCTACCAGCAATGCCACCATGACCGGTGTAGCCGCTAATACGGTTTCCGAAGTTGATTATGATGACCTTCAGCGTTTGGCCATCATTCTCGATGATAATCGTACCCCGAAGCAGACCAAGGTTATTACCGGTAGCCGTATGGTTGACACCAAAACCATTCGTTCAGGGCGTATTCTGTACATTGGTTCAGAGCTGATTCCGACTGTAGAGCGTATGGTTGATTACTTCTCCAATGCTGCTTTCATTCCGGTTCAACACTATGCTTCGGCTGGTGATTCTGTAAATGGTGAGATTGGTTCGATTGGTGCATTCCGGATTGTTGTTGTACCGGAGATGCTGCATTGGGCTGGTGTAGGTGCAACTGAAGGTACCAATGCCGGTTATCGCGCTACCAATGGCAAGTACAATGTTTACCCCATGCTGTGCGTTGGTGAAGGTTCTTTTACCACCATTGGTTTCTATACCGATGGTAAGTCCGTAAAATTCAAAATCTACCACAAGAAACCTGGTCAGGATACTGTGGACAAAACCGATCCTTTCGGTGAGTCCGGCCTGATGAGTATCAAATGGTATTACGGCTTCATGGCTCTTCGTGCTGAGCGTCTTGGCCTGATCAAAACCGTAGCCCGCGTGTAATCGGCTACCCTGGATAGTAATCCCCTCCTCATTTCGAGGAGGGGTTTTAACTTTAGACTCGAACCTTATGGTGATCCTAAATGAGTACCCTTGAAGAAAATGTAATTGTAACTGAAGACCAACCTAGTGAATTGGATCTGTTGAAAGAACGCGCTACCCTGATGGGCATTACTTTCCATCCTACGATTGGACTGGAGAAGCTGAAAGCCAAAGTTGATGCCAAGCTTACTGGTACGCCTGATCCAACTGAAGAAGCTCCGGCTGTTCCTGTTGCTCCTGGTGCTGCTCCTCTCACTGAGTATGAGCGTAACCAGGGCTTGCGTGATGCCTCCTCTCGTTTGATCCGTGTAGTGGTCAGCTGTATGAATCCTGCCAAGCAGGTATGGGAAGGTGAGTTTATTACCGTATCCAACCGGGCTATTGGAACGCTGCGTAAGTACGTACCGTTCAATTTGGATGCTGGTTATCATATCCCCTTTGCGATCTATGAGCAGTTGCTTGAGCGTCAATGCCAGGTGTTCTACACACAGCAAGATTCCCGTACTGGACTACGTACCCGTAAAGGTCGATTGATTAAAGAGTTCAATGTCGTGGTTCTACCTGATCTGACTGAGGCTGAATTAAAAGAACTGGCCCTTCAGCAAGCGGCTAATCAAAGCATTGATTAAGGAGTAGGTCATGTCACAAATCCCGTTTAATCCGCTCTACATAGGCGATGCTGAAAGCCTGCTTACTACTGTTAATTTGGCTGATCTTACAACTGGTGAGCTTGATGGTACAGGTGCCTTTGATATCCTCATGAATTCGGTCAGCCTGCATATTCAGGCCGAATTTGATAAGGGGCGTATAACCGGAAAGGACTATGCTACTGTATACCTTGGTGCAATGCAGGGTGTACTACAGGCATCAGTAGCATTCATGACCTCTGGTAAGGAAGTTGAAAAGTTCAATGCTGAGATTGGTCTGCTTCGTCAGAAAACTGTCAGTGAACTGGTCAATACCTGTAATACCATTCCAGCTGGACTTGGTTTCAATAATTCCACAGCGATCCAAGGAACAGCACTTAAACAGAATAATTTATACGAAGCTCAGACCAATGGCTTTGCTCGTGATGCTGAACAGAAGGTACTCAAGGTACTGGTTGATACCTGGTCAGTCAGACGGACTACTGATGATGGTACCATTGCCTCTCCATCGAATGGTCTGGATGATGCGTCTATTCTGGCTATCGTGAACAAAGCAAAATCAGGAATCGGTATATAAGTTCACATGGTTATCCTACCATGTTAATCAATAAGGGAGGGCTATACGCCCTCCTTTTTTATAGGTGAAATTATGGGACTTTTTTCAAGTGAAACGAAAGTATCAGTTTCATCTATGTCAATGAGTTTACTTGGTACACCTCCGGATAATACCAAGGAAGCTTTACTGTACGCAGTTCTTAGTGGGGCATCTATTCCTGATGGTATAACTGAATCTGCTCTTGCAGGTATATCTGGTAAAATAGATAAACTCTATAAGTATGCCAACGAAGAGTACTCATTAAGGCTTCCTGATGGTGTAATGAATGCAATGACTCAAGCACCTTCATCCACAGTTAAGGCTATTTTAGAAGATATATTAAATCAACAAGTTGCAGTTATATATACTCTTGTAGCACCACTCTCTTTAGAGATGGCAGCTATGGAATACCTTCGCACATATCGAGGATATAAATTTAGCTCAAAAGCTGTAACTATACATACATTTACTTTAGTAACAAATAATCAACCATTGTTAGTAGAAAACATTACCTATATTTCAAGCACACAAATACAGATAAATTATATACACAAATTAGTAGATGCTTCTGTATTCTCTGCTCACTACGAAAGGTTTAGTGAAATCATACCTTACCCAACTGGTTTAGTTATAGGCGATATTTATTGTATTACAGCTTATGCTTTATTAGACCAAAACGGGAATCAACTTCCAGGTGAAAGTATATGGTATTACAAAGTATCAGATGGTACATATCCTCAATTGGCCATGGAAGAATCCTATTTTGGGGCTAAAGCGTATATGCCAATAGTACCTTTGCGGCGAGATAATGTAGATCTTACTGCAGAAAATCGAAGAGATACTGAATTGTATTTAACAAGTAAAGCTTTAATGAAAAAAATTTCATTAGATATTGATTTAGTATCTACTCTTATTAATGAAAATCCAAGTGTAGCCCAAATTGATCATGCCTACATAATGTTTGCTGTAAATGTTCAAACACAAAAACAGGAAAGTTTAGCTTATCTTTGTGCCTATTTTGATTACTTAGCTGATATTAGTATTTTTGATAAAGCACAGCATACTATATCATCCAGTTCTGGATTATTTAAAAATGCAAATATTTTAAGTATGGTTGCAACCATACCTGATATAACTTTAAAAGAGTATGGTTTAGATATATCTTTAAGGTATAACTATATAACTTCACACTTAATATCAGGTAGTATAGGTAAAGTTGGTACTATTACTTCTGAAACTCGACCTGGTAATAATGTAATTGATATTTTTAGAAATGCTGTACCTGTACAAGGGTATATTATATTTAGACAGCAAATTTCTGAAAATGTATATAAAGAAATTACTGTTAATGGTTTAGAGCATTCAAATAAAATATATCAAGGACACGCTGTAATAACAAATTTATACGATACCTATAATACTATAGATGAAGATGAAAATGCATTACTTATTCCTATTCATTATGGGATTGCACAAAGCTTACCTCTAATGATCAGGAATAAACTATATTATGATTCAGTACGATTAATACTTAATTCATACGATGTACAGAAAGTTAAATGGTATCAGAAAGGCATATTCAAAGTTGTATTCTTTGTTGTCGCCATAGTGATAGCTGCATATACAGGTGGAGCTGGATCTTGGTTAGTTGGTTTAGCTGCTGCTGCTCAAGTAGGTTTGATGGCAGTAGTTATGTACATACTTCCTGCTTTACTTATTGGTTTAGTAATCAGTATTGGTATGAAGTTTCTTGCTAAAGCTATTGGTGGTGAACTTGGTTTAATCATAGGTGCCGCTCTTATAGTAGCTTCTATAATGATGCCAAGCACTGGAGCGTTCAGTTCATTTAATATGTTTGGGCATACAATGCCTACTGCTCAAGCATTTCTCTCTGCAGGTAATGCCTTGATGGATTCAGCAAATGTCGAGATTGCCGGAGACATTGCTGATGTAGCCAAAGAGACAGCCTTGTTTGAAGAGGAGTCAGGTAAGAAATGGGATGCCCTGGAAGATGCTCTTGAGTTGCTTGATTCAAACAGCGGAATGAACCCAATGGAAATGGTCAATCCTTTTAGGGCTTATCAGGGATTCCCTCATGAAAGCCCGGATGCTTTTTATACCCGCACTATTCATACTGGAAATATCGGCGTTTTAACCTTAGATGTTATTGAGAATTATGCCGAGATAATGTTAAAGTTACCTGAAGTTAAATACGCGAGTTAATTTTTAGGAGAAATACCATGAACTACACTGGAAATCCTGTTGACTTCATACAGCAACAAACCATGGGAAATATGGCTAATTGGGGACAGCCCCTTAATCAAGGCTACCTGCCTAATTCCTTTTCACTAGATCCTTCTTTAAACCCTATGGCGGGTAATGCCAATGGTTTTATGGGAATGACCCAACCTATGAAGATGGTTGGTTCTATGGCTGATCAAGCATCTTGGTTTGATAGTTTTTTAGGTAAAAAATATTCAGATGGTTCTCAGGCTATGGGATGGGGATCTACCCTGCTTGATCTGGGTAAAGCAGGTATGCAAGGATATCTCGGACTTGAGCAACTTGGTCTTGCCAAAGACAATCTTGCTTTCCAGAAGGATGCCTTCAGCAAGCAATTTGAGAATCAGCGTTCACTAGCCAATACTGAGATGCAGGATCGTCAGAATGCCCGTGTAGCTTCCAATCCTGGTGCTTATCAAGACACCAATTCGTACATGAAACAACACGGAGTATAAGGAGATACCATGCCCATTACTTGGAAGAATATAGATGCTCCTGATTTCAGGAGTAGCATGGTTGGTGTAGGTGCTGCGAGTGATAGCTTTGAGAGGGCAGGTAATAGCCTCTCTGGAATATTTGCACGAGCTAATAAAGTAGATAATGCCAACTGGGATAACCAGGCCAATATCAATACTGAAGATGCTGTAGCTCGGTTACGCGGTCTGGTTGATATGAATACCTACAATGCCCAGGAGCAGTATTTTGACCCTACCGCTCTGAGGGGTCAATTTGGCCGTCAGATCAATAATGATACCATCCAGGCTGAGCTACTCAAACGAAAGGGTGTGCTCACTGGTGAGGCTGTTGGGGCTGCAGGATCATTTGGTTTGGATCAGGCTAAAGCTACTCTTTCCGCTTCAGCAGCTGCTGAAGCTTTTCGTCAGAAATTGATTGATAGCGGTATCAAAGATCCGAATGTACTCAATGCCGAGGTAACCAAGTTCACTCAGCAAACTTTGGCACCGGTCAAGGATAGTTGGAAAGAAGCTGGTGACAAGATGGTGACAAACACCACTGGTCAGCTTTTAGCTCAAGGGCCAGATCAACAGCAATCTACTCAAACTCAATCTGTGAGCCAAGCTGGAGGAAATACTTTAAACAACACTATCATGCCTATGATCTTCAAGCATGAAGGTGGGTACAATTCAAATGATGGTAATGGATACCCTGTCAATATGGGTATTAATGGTAAGTACCATCCTGATGTAGATATCAAAGGACTTACCAAGGAAAAAGCTACTCAGATTTACCAAGATAAATATTGGAAAGCTATTGATGGAGATAATCTACCTCCGCAAGTAGCAACGATGGCTATGGATATTGCTGTTAATCAAGGGCCAGCTGTAGCCAATAGAATCGTTGCTCAAAGTAAAGGTGATTTAAATACCATGCTTCAGCTGCGTAAACAACAATATCAGGAAGTGGTTCTGAAGAATCCTGATAAAGCTAAGTATATGAAAACTTGGATGGATCGGGCTGATAAAACCGCTGCTGTAGCTCAAGGACTTACCCCTAGCCAACAGGTCGGGCAACAAATTCTTGAAGCAGAAAAGGCAGGTGTTCCTCTCACTTCTGAGCAAGTGGGTAGTCTGCGCTCTATCGCAACTGAGCGTGAAAAAGATCAACGAGCAACTACTGTGCATAATCAAGACCAAGCAGAGAAGCTCAAAAAAATTGCTCTTGAAGAAAACACTTTGGCAGACTCAGCTATTATGCAGCAAATGATAACTGAAGATGGTGGGGATACTGCCAGAGCATATAAGTATATTCAAGGTGCTCCTCATGAAGCGCAAACATTGGCTAAAGTTAAAGCTATAAATGATGTAACCAATGCTACAACTGAACTTCAAAAACTTCAAGATGCTCAACATACTGCTGAAACTACTACTGCTATTGAAATAGGTAAAAGCACTCGTAGTGCTGCACTTGGGAATATCTCCGCTGAATTGGATAGTAAAGATGGTGGTATATCTAAATCACCTTTACTTGAAGATGCAAATAAGTCTCCCGGTGGTATTGTTGATGTACTTGCTAAAGGTGCTGATAAAGCAGGATGGTGGGCAACTCATCTACCAGGTTTAGGTGTTGAATTTGGTAATGATCTAAAAGATGGGATGAACGCTAAAGTTGCTGAGTTACGTGGTCAAAAGGTACCTGATGAAGTTATCAATCGTATCATGATTAGAACCCTTAGAGATATTGGTGGTAATCGTCAAGGTGTAAGTGGTAACTCCAGCGTAGATATGGATGAATTTAATGATGCATACAGTGGGGCTATTCAAAACATAAAAGAAGTTGGTGGATTACAAGGAAAATACGAGGCACTAAAAAACAGTAATCTCACTGATGATAAACTGGATGACTCAGCTTTAAAGACACTGGATACCTTACTAAAGCAAGCGCGTATTAAAGCTAATGCTGAGAAAAAACCTTTAGTCATTCCAGAAGAAGCACAAAAAATAATTGATGCAAATAAAGGTAAATTAACCGCTATCGTAAAAGGCATCGAAGATAAGTCTACTACTCCTCAGTTTTCATCTTTGTTCTCAAAAGAAGTTATGGAGTCTCTTGATTTACACCAGACTAAAGAACAAAAATCTGCAGCTGCAAAGAAACAACTGAGAAAAGCCTTGCTTGAAGATCATCGTTTAAACTACATGCAATAATAGGATATATGCCTAATGCTTACATCATACGAAGACTCTGTTGCTGCACCAAATGATTTTGGTAATCAACCGGTATCATTATCTGAAGCAAAGCAAGCTATTCTTGAAGCTGCCTCCAATGCAAAGAAAGAAAATATAGATCCTAATTCTGCTCAAGCAAATGCTGTTATTAGTTCTTTTAATAAACGGTTGGAAAGAGCCAAACTTGAAAGTGCTAATGCTTCAAAAGGATTTGCTACCGTTATTAATGATATGGTAACTGGTCTAGATAATGTACAAGCAAAGTATGATCCAAACAGTGAAGCCAATAAAGATAAACTTTTTACCATTGCTGAATTAGAAAACTCTCATACACTTGGTTGGAAGAATCTAACCAATTATGCTCTTGGTTTAAAGAAAGGTACAGGTGATGTTGCTGGTGCAGGAGCTGCAGCTGTATCAAATAGTCTGTACAGTGACCGTATGGAAATGATTGATAGTGATGCTATCGCTGTAGATCAGAAGCGTGAGAAGTTCAAGCAACTTGAAGATACCTACTTCAAGGATGCTGCTGCCCTACAGAAGCAAGTTGATAGTGGTGCCATGCTTGACATTGAAATGCAAGCTGTACTGGCTATCAAGCGTCAAGAAGTAGATGCTCAAGCACTAACTCCTGAAGATGAAGCTATTCTCAATAAGGTACCTGATTCCAGGCAGAATTTGGACAGTAATACTACCAACCAGCAACTTCTGGATATTGCTGCTGAGCAACGTAAATCAGCACAAGAGATACCCAAGTCTATCGATGATTTTTTAGCTGGCTCAAAGCATTACAACGCACATGAAAGTAAAGAATTAAGTGCAAAAATTGATACCGAAATAGCTCCTGATGTTGAGATACTCAACCAGGCCAAGGATGCATTTAAAGAGGGTAACTATGGTGAAGCTGCCTTAGAAGGTTTACCTGCTTTGGCTCGTGTCATCTATAAAGGTTTGTATGAAGGCATCAAAGATCCGAAAGCTGCACTCCAGAGTATCTCAGAAGAGTTCTCTGATATTGCCATGGCTCGTATGGGCGTACTTGGTATGGCTGTCAGTGCTGCCGAATCTTTTGGTATTGCTACCAAGATGCAGGCCGATGGTATTGAGGATTTCATCAAGACCGAGGGAAGACAACCTACTCCTGAAGAGTTCAATAAAATAGCAGCCTGGTCTTATACTGCAGGTGCTATGGATATGGCTTCTGATGTGATTGTCAGTGGTGCCGGTAAAGGTTTGGGTAAAGCTCTCAAGGGTGCTCCCAAAGAATCCATCGAAGCTATCCGAGCCAAGGCAATTAATCAGACTGTTGAAGAAGCTGCTACAGCAGCTCAAGCTATAGCTGGTCCAGGTGTCATGGGTAAGGCTGCAAAAGCTGCCGTTAAGACCGCTGTAGGTTTTGCTGAGAATGCTGGTATGGAAGGTATCACCGAGGGTGCTCAGCAAATCATCGAAGACTTCTCCAGTAAGCTCAAGGATGTAGGTGATCTTAAAGATGCTGCCAATGCTACCGCTATGGGTGCCTTGGTTGGTGGTGGTATGGGGCCAGTAAGCTCTGGTGTAGAAGCTGGTGCCAAGATAGCTGCAGGTACAGCTGTACTCGCTGGAGCCGGTGTAGTCGGTATGGGTAAACTTGCTGCCAGCGCAGTCACTGCTACCAAAGATAAGATCCAAGATCTAAATACTCCAGCTACCAAAGGACAGGCTGAAGCCGATGAGATGTATAAAGGTCGTGCTGCAAATGGGTATGACGCTGCAGTGAAAGCCACGGTTGAATCCGGTGATATTGATCAGCATGTAGATCCTACCAAAAAGGATACTTATCGACCTATCCTGGCAGTAGACGCACTTGCTGCAATGAATGAGAACCCGGATCTCGATCTTGAAACCAAGGCCAGTAACCTACAGAAAGCCCTGGCTATTCAAGAAGACTTTGCTCTGGAAGCCGAAGCTACCAAAATTGAATTTGAGGAATTAGATCGTCTGAAGAAAGCTGGCAGTGATAAACTCAAACCGGCTGATCGTAGATTGTATCGTGAGCTACAAGCCAACATCAAAAAGGATGAGGCTTACGCAGCTGAGATGAACACCAAGATTCAGTCGATGAATCAGACTGAATCCACTCCGGAAGATCTGACCACGACTATCAACGAGGTTAAGGCCGATGCTGATGTTGCGCCAGCTCTCAATGCTCTCAAACAGATCTTCGGGAGCAAGAGTGGTGGGACTGATACTGCTTCCTTTGGATCAAATCTTGATACCCTGAAGGCGAATCCGAATCTCACTGCTGATCAGAAGACAGCAGTTGCCAGTGTCCAAGCATTTCAAGCATCCAAGGCTAAGCTCACCACCAATCTACAGAAAGATGGTTCAAGCAGAGGTGATGGTAAAACCACTGCTGAAGTACACAATGACGTACTCAAAGGCGGTAAAGGTTTTGAAGGTATCAGCTTTTACAATCAATCGATTTCAGCTGGCCTAGTCAGAGGGGATGTGAATTTTGCTACGACTCAATTGCAGAAGCTGAGCAACTTTGCTCAAGCCCACCAGCGTAAAGCAACCATCCTCCGTAACGCCACTGACAATCCTAAGTCTCCTGAAGCTCAAGCTCAGTTAGCTCAGTTCAATGCTGAATTGAAAGCTGATGGCAAAGCCACTTTTAAACCCAATCCTGGTGCGGCTCTCTGGCAACGTGCTGTGAGCAACATGGAACATGAAGCGGATCTCCTGGCTAAGTCTGTTGATATGGCTAGAGGGGTGTTTGCTTTTCATGGTCAAGCTATGCCCGCAGCTGCTCCTGTAGTGAAGCCTGTTCCTAAAGCGACTCCTGCCAAGGCTAAGGCTCCTGCAGTCAAGAAGAAGGCCAAGGCACCCTCTACAGCCGATGTGAAGCAGTCTCCTGTCCAACCGACAGCAGATCCTGTTGTCCCCACACCTGAAGTAAAGGATGCCCCGCCAGTTGAAGATGAGCAACCTCCTCATCCGGCTGATGGTCAAGCTGAACCGGTTGTCGTTAATGAAACCCCGGTTGGTGATACACAAACTGATTTGCCGTTAACCGGTGAACCACAAACCGAAGTTAAACCTCAACCCAAAGTGGAGGAATCCAATGGCAAAGAAAGCCAAGAAGGGCAAGAAGAAGGGCTGCTGAGTTCAGCCACCATGCCCGAATGGATGGCAGGGATAGCCAAGGAGTATCATACACTCCTTGGTTTAAAATCAAAGGTGCGTTTCTACACCCTAAAAGATGCGGTTGCTGATGCAGCAAACTTTAAGCATGAGCCAAACTTTCAGATCTCCATCGATGGGTTTAAGAAGAAGACTCTGCATGGTTCCATTGTCAGTCTGAAGGATGGCTCCTTCCTGGTTATTACACGCGGCACCGGTAGCAAGTCCCGAATCATAGAGAACATTGCTCACGAGCTTGGTCATGCTCTGGAAGCTGAAACTTGGGCAAATCTTGATGATGAAACCAAGAGTGCAATTCAAGCTGAATTTGATAACTGGAGAGCAACCAAGCCAGGTAGTCTCCGTGATTTCTATAAATCTAAGAAGGCACTTGTTGGAGCCAAGAATGCGGTCAGAAAGATCGATCTGATCTTTGGAAATTATGACCGACAGTTTGAAGAGTTGGCTCCTGAGTTACAAGATTATCTTGTTGATTTCCATGAATGGTACGCAGATCAGGTAGCTCGGTGGGCTATGTCTTCGGACAAGCCATTGACTGCTGTTGATAAGTATTTCAAGAAGATCGCTGATGCACTCCGCAAGTTATATACTGCTGTATCAGGTAAGACCTACTTACCTTCAGCTGTAATGCAAAGCTACCTTGATGACTTGGCTGCAGCAAATTCTTATGTTGATACCGAGATTATAGACGACTACCAGGCAGTGATTGATAATCCTGGCGATTATCAAGAGCTGAATGTCCTGAAGGTGTTTACCAAAACTGATGCGGCTAAGCCGGTTGCTGAGTCTCCTGTACCAGGTAACGCTAAAGTAAAAGCTACCTACCAGAAATTCAGTGAGCAGTTCAAGCAGAAGATACAATCAACCTTTTACCGGTTCACCGTCAAGGGTCAGCGATTCCGGTACAAAGATCCGATTCAGTATTTTGCTGATGAGCATGGTCAATTGTCTGAGGAGTTCAAAGAAGCAGTATCAGCGGTGACTTTCAAATGGCTGGCTACTCATTCAAAGGAAACTCTCTTTAACAATGATGACGATATCCGCACGTTGCTTGGTCTGGAAGACGGTGCATTTATATCTCGTGAAACACGAGCATACATGCAAACCATTGGTACCAATCAAGGTTACTTGGCAGTGACTCTAGGTGCTGACATCTTTCGCGCAATGAACATGCGTGTTGGAAAGAATGCCCCTAAAGACTTGGCTGAGCGTATTAAGATAGCAGCTGGTCTGCAAGCAATAGCTACCCTGGAGAATGCAGGGTATCTCAAGAGTACTCGTGTAACTGTTGCAGGGTATAATGCATTAATCAGCAACAATGAGAATACGTTTAATTCTGAGTATGAGCAAGTGAATCTGGATGGTGTATTCTACCACAACATTCAGCGTAAGCTGAATGGTCAACCACAGGATAATGAGTACAACAAGCAGAACACCACTACCTTCTACAGAGTAGCTGGTGAAGCTGATCCTGAGAATGAGGAACGCTTTATATCTCGTCCTTACGAGGCTGCAATTTCCAAGCAATGGCGAGAAGCTCCACATGCCATAGATGGTCTGTTGGGTAATGAAGCAGATCCGCGTGAGTACACCTTTGAGTACAAAGCTCCGAGTAAAAGCTATCGTGCGCCTATTGGTGATACCACGCAGAAGGCTACCATAGCTCAGACCAGAAACAAGAATGCAAATGACGCGGTAGGCTGGACTGAAAGTGGTTCTACGATGAATGCATTTCTGTTCTTGGATCAAGCTGAACAAATCAAGATGGCTGGTGAGATCGATCCGAACAGCGAGCCGGATGAAGATGCTTCCTCTGTTGAATCGACCAACTCCAGTATCATGCGCGGAGTAGAGGCTATTCATACCTTCCTGGCTAATGTCATGACACAGCCGGATAAGCGGAAGAGTGTATTCTTTGTTCCGACCAAGTTCGATGCCAACATGCGTATGACTGAGCAGGGGAGCATTAAGCCCCAGGCAAGCAAGATCGCTCGTTACCTGTTCAGCCGACCAAGCTGGAAGAATGAATTCAGCCTCGCTGACAAGGGATCAAACGACCTGTTCATGGTGTGTTTGGCTCAATCTCTGGACATTGAACTGGTCAAGGAAGGTACTCCTGCCGCAGTATTGGAGAAGCTAAATAAGAAGCTGGAGAACGAAGATATCCAAACTGCTGTTGCAGCCTTACGTGAGCTGCTGCCCATTCTCGATGGCAAGGACATGCTTGATGAGGCTGCTTGGCTTGAGCTGCGTAAACAGTATCCGGATGCCAGTGCAAAGATCCTGGCTGGTGTGAAAGCCGGTGAGAAGAAGGTATCCACGCTCAAGGGTCTGACCGAGTATGCCCGCTACCTCAATGCTCAAGCTGTTGATCCTGCAGGATCGTTTACCACTGATATCTCTTACGAGATCGATGGTATGTCCAATGGCCCGGTTCTTGGGTTTGTCCAGCTGGCTACCAGTATTGATCCGGGTCTGTTGTCCATCCTCCGGAATGCAGGTTTCATCTTTAGCGACGAGCAAGGCAATGTCGCTGAGCATCTGAAAAGTCCTGCCAACCTCGATCTGTATCAGGCTGGTGGTATGGTATGGAATGAAGCCATTGAAGCGTTGGAGGCTGAAGTGCGCGAGAAGCTGGTTGATCACATGGAGAAGGTCAAATACCGTGACACCAACTGGGCCTCTTCTCTGAAGCAACAGCTGAGCCGGATTACCGCAGCCAAACGTGTCTTTGGTGAGTTCAACGATCCAGAGGGTTTTGTTGCCAAGACTCTGAGAAGCCTGACCAAAGATCCGATCATGACTTCCGGTTATGGCAAAGGCAAGCTGGCCCTCATTAAAAGCATTGCTAAGCAGCTGACCGGAGACACCTTCAAGGATAAGCTCAAAAAGATCGCCACTATGTATCCGGCTGATCATGTACTGACTCCTGCTGAGAAGGCTGAAGTATTTGCTCAGCTCAACTCGCTACAGAATGACATGGCTATTCTGGCTAACCTTCCCAAAGGTACGGCAGCAAAGCATTTCTACCTGATGCCCAAAGATTACATCAAGGAGGGTAAGATTAATAGCAAAGCCATTCTCAATGGTAAGATTCCGCCGAGAGCATTGGCAGCAATCAATGACTACACTACTAATGGTCATGGTGCTGCTATGCACACTGCCATTGAAAGTATCTTCGGTAGAACCAAAGACATACGCAAGGCATTCAATGATGGCTACACCATCAATACTATGATGTACAATGTAGCAAGAGCACATGCTATACAGGTATATAAAGATTCACATGATTTGCCTATCGTACTCCAAGAGAAAGATATCAAGGGTAATGTTACAAAGACCATCTACGCTGATTTGAGCAAAGAGCAGTATGCTGAAATTGATGAAAGTTTAAAAGATATTTTTCCCACACTGACTACTCCATTCAAGGATGGCGTGATCGATATGCGGAAAGATTCCATGATTAAAAACTACAATGATGAAGGAGCTATTGAACAACAGTACGTATCTTCTGACAGAAAAAATCCTATCGTAAGAAAGACTGAGTTCACCAAAGATAATGGGATGCTCATCAATCCAGACGTATCCTCTATCGTTAGGGCAGTTCAGATGATGGATGCTACCATATCAAATATGCTTCAAGGACGAGGGTTAGGTGTGCTCAATGTCCATGACGGTTTCTACATGGGCATGCACCAGATAGCTGCAGCCAACAAAGCTGTCAATGAGATCATGTATGAAATGCTTCGTGACTATAACCTTGCAGAGAATATGTATAACTCTGTACGTGAAGCATTTACTGCTTTCAATGCATACGAAAGGAGTATGGATACAGGTACACTTGAAGGTAATGAAGCCATTGATGATCTATGGAAAGATGTGATCGATAAGTTTAGATTCACCTTACCAGAAGATGTTACCTTGGCTGAGTTTATTGATCAAACCCTAGAAGACATGCGTATTGCTGCTGAGCAATCAAAGGAAAATAAGAAGCGTCTTCTGGAGTATGTGCAAGGACTCAATCATTACTATGATATAGCTGGTGGCTATAATGTACCTGATGCGTACAGAGTTGCCCCTAAAGATACGGATGCTGAGTTTCAACAGGAACTTGATAAGAGTGATTTCTATAATGAGAAAGTCAATATAGCAAGAGCCAAAGCTCTCAAGGCATTACAGGATGCCAACGCAATAGAGACTCCTGCAGTTTCCAAGGAGTACCTGCAAAAGGTTCGTAAGCCTGGTGGACTGTCCGACTCATGGCGACCAGATAAGTCCAACACTGTATCAGACACTTCAATGGATTTGGGTAGTGCTTCCAGATCTATAATGAGCAGTACTACTCCGGTATCGAATAATGAGGCTGACTACGATCCGGTTGTGGAGATCAACCAGGGCAATGCTGTAGCGACCTTTGACCGGATACACAATGCCGGGACTGTTCAGGATACCGATGGGCATGCCAATCATCTGAGAAGGATCTTGTTTGATATTGTCAGCAAGGTGATGAACCCTGCCGATCTGTTCCTGAAGTATGATACCAACAGCGAGACTGCCGGTATGCTTGAAACTGGAGGTAAGAATAGAATCTTCCTCTCCACGCAAGCTGGGCCGGTACCTGCTTCTGGGATCTTGGCTCAAGGCATCAGAATGTCCACTGGTGAGGTGTACGTTCATGAGCTGGTACATGCTGTCACCCAGTACGGCTTGAAGATTGATCAGCGTCTGAAGCGTCATGTGGATGCTCTCTATCAGATCGCCAAGGAGAAGCTGAACGTAAACGGTGAGGGTTATAAGCTTTTCCTCCCTGATGGTATGAATGCCGCTGATCCAGCCAATGTCTTTGAGGTGATGGCTGCAAAGGATCGATGGAATTATGTCTTTGGCTCAAAGGTCAAAGTGACGAAGACCGTCTATAATGATAGTGCTACCGGCCTGCAGCATACGAGAGAGTATTCACATCATCTCGATGAGTTCATGGCCTATGGTTTGACCAATGCCGCTTTTATCAAAGCTCTGTCAGCTATCCAGGTTGACAACTACAAAGGCAAGATCCACAAGCTGGAAGGCTGGCAGGGTGTATTCACCGGGAACATTCAGCAGATCATGGTCAACGTATTGAACAGGATCACCGATATGATCATGCACAATTTCATGCACCGAGCACCAGCTGCAAACATGGCGCGTGAGCTGGAAAGCTTGGCTAAGCGCCTATCCGAAGTAGACAGCAAGAATAAGACCATGGCAGCATCTCTCTTGCAGAAAGTTGATGATCACTCAAAGAAGCTCTCCGAGTTCATGAATGGACAGATCAAACAAGCATTCAGTAAGTTGGATCAGAAAGTTGGTGCAACCGGTGCGGTCAACGTAGTGAAGCACTATTACATGAATCAGAATTCTGTCATGGGTCAGTCGCTCCGCAACTATCGGGCTTCCATTGATGGACTCAACTATGGAGTTGCTCAGTCAATCGGCACCAGTATCAAGGGTCTGACTGATCGGGTCAAGGGTCTTCATCAGCTGTTGAACACCAGGCGGATCGTAATCGATCAGGCCAGAGAGAACGCAACAATGAAGGTCAAGAATTACCTGAACAATCTCTGGTCAAGACCGCTGGAGAAGGATGAGAAAGAAGCTCTGCTCAAAGCAGGCATCAAGACTGATCTGGCAGCTCTGTACAAGCATTTTGATACCGCTGATATCATGGCTATGGTCGATCCAACTGCTACAGCTCTGCAGACAGCCATTGCCAATATCCAGAAACAGTTGGATGTACATCCGGTTCTGAAGACCTACAGCAACTATTTCAAGACGCAGGGTGAATCCCTCGGTCATATCATGGCTCAAGGCCGAGCCTTGAATGGTACCTCTCTGCCTAATCCGAGTTTGATTGCCGGACTCTACGGTACCAAGGATGAAGGTATGCTGACCGGTGCTGATCTGGAGACAGCTACCAGCCTGGTTGACCAGCTGGCTTCTCTACATGCCTTGGATTACACCTCTGGTGATGCCAGGAAGACCCTGCATGCTTTGATGACTGAAGATATCCAGGCGGTTGAGCAGGTGATTGTAGAGCATGCCGTGTTGATGGAGGATGCACAGGAGCAGCTGTTTGGAGGCAATCCGCTCAAGATCATGAAGGGCTACACCAAGGACATTACCAATCCTCGGATCAAGGTCACAGCAGCTCCAGCCAGTTCAGAGGCTGAGCTGGTTGCACAGGGATACATCAAGACGAGCCATCCCATTGAACGGGATATTCATGATCCTGATCCAACCCCCATGTTTCTGTATATTAACAAGCATGGGCAGATCAATGATCGATTGTCCGGTATCTTTTCGTTCACCCGCAATCATGCCAAAGGTACCAACCTGATCCAAAATGCTATCAAGCAGGGGCTAAATCCTCTGACAGGTGCATCACATAATGCACGAGTGATACATAGTAAGAAGGCTGATTTTGATACATTACTTACTACACAGTATAAACCGCATGCATCAGGTACTTTGGTACCTAACCACATGATACCGCAGGTAGATGACAAAGGAAAGATTACCAAGTATCGCTACGTTATGAGTGAGTCTGTCAAGAATGACGTGTTTGAAAAACACAATTCGTATGATGACGTACTTGGGGCAATGGCTGGTACTGTACCTGATAAGATGAATACTGATGCAATCAATACAGCTTTGATTACTGCATTGAAAGCTGTGTATGATGATGAGTATGCTACTCGGAATACACTTTATGTTGAGATCAGCCCTTTCACTGCAAATGAAGCGCATCGACAATTCTATCAGATGCTCCCACAGAAGGCTAAAGATGATATGCAACGTATCTGGGGCGATCAACGTATGTTCGTTGCTAAAGACGTGGTAGATTTAGCTTTTGGCTCAAAGAAGTACAGCATGATTGAAGCCTTTGCTAAAGATCCTCAAGCACGTAACTTTGTAGAAAGAGTGCTCGTTGACTACTCACAAATGTTTTTCAAAGACAAAGCGATCACTCATGTTAAACAAGTTGAAGATGTACTCCAAGGTTTAACCAAGATTGCTAAGAACAACATGATTGTTAAATCGTTTACTACCAGCTTTAATAACCATGTGAGTAACTTGTTTTATTGTAAAGCTAAAGGGGTCAGCTATACCAACATTATCAAGTGGAAACGTGAAGCCACTGTTGGTGCATTGAAGTATCAGGCTGACATGAAGAAACTAAATGAATATGAGATGCAATTGGCTACAAATATGGCGCGTAAAGTTTCACCTACTTTGAGCCAAGCTACAATAGATAAGAATACTGTAGGTCTAGAAAGCAGAATTCGTGAAATGAAAAACGAGATAGCTACCAATCTGGTAGTGAATCTGATGGATGCTGGTTTGATGCAGTCCATTGTTGACGATGTTGAAACCGGTGGTGTTCAATCCCCTTTCCCTGATACTGTTGGTAAATGGTTGCAGGATGCTGAGACTAAGCTATCTGCTACTCCCCTGGGGAAAAAGGCAGTCAATGTAGGTAAGGTAATGCTGCTGTCGGAAGACACCAAAGGTTATAAAGCATTGAGCAATGCGGTCAAGATGACTGACTTCATAGGCCGGTACATCATGTATCAGCATTACATGCAGTCTGCCCCTACTGATGAGCAAGGATATAAGGATGCTCATGCTGATGCTGTAGCTACTGTTATTCATGAGTTCGTCAACTTCAACCTACCTGATCATCGAATGGTGGACTATGGTAATAGTATTGGTATGATTTGGTTTTCCAAATATGCTTTCAGAGTGCTGAAGCCATTCGCTACCATGATTAAAGAGCGACCCTTCGAGGCTCTGACTGCTTTCACTTTGGCTCACACACTGGGCATGGCCAACGTAGCCGCCAGTACGCTCTTCCTGGGCAAGAATCCATTGGATCTGTTGGGTAATCCGCTCTCAGCTTTCCTCTCGTCCAGCGACGATGCTATCACCCTCCAAGCGGCTGAAGGCGTAATGGGTGCAGTTATTCCTTAAACAAAAAAAGCCCCTCCTGTAACGACTCAGGAGGGGCTGGTTTTAGGTAGGCTCAGAGGAACACCCTCTGATTTAAAAGAAAAGCCCGTTCATTAAGTACCTACCCAAAATCTTCATTCATTCTCGGTTTAATCCTTCAGGTTACTGTCTTCTTCTAAGCCAGTTTTTATCCCAATGAATACGACCACTATCAGGAAGATCACACCGGCTATTGCCGTCAGTGCTCCTATGGTCACAGCTATTACGGGGGCCAATGCTAGGCAGGTTAGAAGGATAGCAATCAGAAGGACAGTGAGCGCAGCAGCTTTAATTGACTGCCACATAAGGCTCAGTCAAACAATGAGCCAGAGATAGCCGGTACTTCAGGCTCTTTATTGGCAGCACCTTCTACAGCCAATTCTTCCTCAGTCAATTCCGGATCGACAATCTCCTCCACTTCAAAGAGTGAATCTGTCTGAGCTTCACTGACATTGTTCTCATCGAACAGGGATTCAGTGACTGGCTCAGTTGGTACAACTGGTTCTTTCACTTTACGGGTACGTACACCAGTAGGACGGGGAGGTAGTACTGAGCTTGGTTCAGGTTCAGCTGTAATCACAGGTGCAACTGGTGTCACATCAGGGGCAGGAACTACTACAGGAGGCTCAACAACAGGCTCCAGTAAAGATACAAGCTCTTCCTTCTTAATGGTGATAACCGCAGAATGGCCATTGGCACCTCGGCCAGCTACCATATTGACTTCCACTTCCTTGCCCACAGTCGGTACATCCTGTGTGTTCAAGAAGTCTTTGATCGCGGTAACAATTTCCGCTTCATTCATGGTGATGGTGATATCCATCGATTCCTCCAAGTTGGGGTTAATAGGTGTTTCAATCCACGCTCTATAAAGCGATAAATGCCGGTCTTTCCCGGCTGTCATGCCATTGCTCCCAGAGTTAGTCCTTACGGACCCTAATCAGCAGGAATCGAACCTACCTCCCGTCCTACCAAGCCTCAGCAAACGATCCGGAATCGAACCGGCACTTCTTGTTAAGCGAACAGATCAGCCGATACAGAGCTGACAGGAGCTGGTGCTGTTCCAGGGGTAGCTACACCTCCAGCTACACCAGCATTCTGAGTACGCTTGTCTTCTACCTGACCAAACCACTTATCCAGCCAGCGAGTGGCAAATTCGGCCTTCTCAGCCTTACCTTCGATCTCGGTAACAGTCATCCGATCACGAGTACGGAAGATCTTGACGATCTCGTTTTCAGTACGGAATTCACCAGTAGGGGCATAGACCTTCTTACCCGTGGCATCAACGGTATTGGTGTCCTTGGTCTTGTCTACCAGGCGTTTGATCACACCACAGGTGATGGGCTTACCGATCAGCTCGGTACACATCAGCACTTCAGTTGGGATCTCTTTCTTTTGCTCCCGGTTGTAGAGCTTGATGTGCTTCTTCTCTACGACCAGTTGATCCAGTTCTTTACCACCAGCACCAAGCTTGGAGATGTGACGGGCCACAGTAAAGCCAGGGAGATATGCCTTCTCACCGGTCTTCTTGTTGGTGTAATAAGGCAAACAGCCTTTAGCTGTTCCAGAGGTAATCCAGAACTGTTGCTTCAGCTCACGCTTGTCCTGAACCAAGGTTACATTCAGGCACTTGGCTCCACCGGGAGATACGCCAAAATAGGCCAGGGTGATAGTGAAGTCATACAGATCGGTTTCAAACGGATTGTACCCACCAAGAAAGTCACCATCATCTTTGATATCGGCAGAGGCATTAAGGCCAGCCATGATGCTTTCGGCAGTTACTGCAGGGGTTGCTACTTCAGACATTGTTGATACTCCTTTATTGTTGAATTAAGATAACTCAGTTGCCGTAGTAGGCTTTGAGTCTATCCATGAGAGATTGAACATCGTTGTCGATGTAAGTTTCTTTGACAGCCCACATACCGATATGCGCACGAATACGTTCGTTGACGGTTTCCTTAGTCAGACGGGTTTGGTACACATGCTTCATCCCAATCAGTTCTTCTTCTGGGGTGATATTGAGCAGTGGGTTTTCGTAACCTTCCAGTGCTTTTAACGACATTTTCTTCGCTGCAACCACCACACTGAAATAGCTTTCAATTCCGACACTCTGTAAGGAACCTTTGATAGGCACCTTTTTTTCCATGACGGATTCGTTTTCGTTGAACTTCACCAAAGTATGAGCAGTAAACACTACATTCTTGGTGGACTTTGCTACATAATACTGCATGAGTTTACGGAAGAACTCTGCATAACCTCCCCATGCTTTCTGGGTATCAGTAGCTGTTGCTACATGCATTGAGTAGTACATATCCATCATGTAAGTTAAACTGTCTACAATGATAGTATGAATCTTCGGTGCCTGTTCTGCTTGATCAAAGATGTTGTACAGAGCCAATGGATCAGTGATTGTTACTTGTCTGAATTTTGCTGGAAAAGGTAGCTTCTTACCTGATTCCATGTTGGCATAGATTGCCCCTTCAGGATTGGTAAGGTTACGGAGGGAAGCTGACTTCCCTCCTACAGACTCACCGCAAATGAGTACCAGATTATCATTCACGGTATTTGCTACTTCACTCATCGCACCTCCTTTAAGGTCTTGCTGACAAGGCTTTTGCAACAGATACCATGATGGTAGTATCGATCTCCCTTTCGGTGAGTTTGTCAGACAGTTTTTGGTTGAGGCCCAATACTGCATCACGGATGGAGTTGAAATCTCCACCGGTATCCGCAAGCATCAGGCCATACTTGATCAACTGATTACTTCTGTTCCCGTTACCGGTATTGCTGACGAACCAACGCTCAAGATTAGATAGCGATTGCATATCCAATATCGATTGTTTGCGTTCATCATTCCTGGTAGTTTTCGGGATAAATTCCATGACATCGATCAGCTTATCACCGTCAATGTACTCATGGTGGCCACAGTAGGTCAGCCATTTGCGAGGACGATCACAAGTGCTATCATCCACTTTAAAGGGCAACCACTCATAGACATTCTGCATGAACTCCTTGTAATCAGACGTATCCAACTTGAGAAAGTAGTTGGTAGGTATGATCAATCGGAATCGATGAGCTGCTGGAGTATGGCGTTTAGTTGTGTAGATCAGACACTTATAATCTTTCATGAGTGTCTTTACTTCGTCGATGGTAGTACCATCATCCACATCAAGAACAACCAGATTGAAACCTGGAATAATGTTTTCATCTGCACGATGCCCATTTTGTAAATGATGAGCACACCAGTTCAGATCATTCTTTTGAGCCAAACGATACAACTTGTTGAAGGGTTGGTGTATGTTTTTAAAGTTAATGGTTATGTCGTCACTTATTGAAAGAGTGACAGCGTTCAGATCAGTTTTCTGTAGAGTTTCACCAGAGATGAACTCGATGTTATTGACAAAGGACTTCTTGATAATGACCTGGTTCTTATAGCCCCATGATGTAGCCATGGTAATGAGGTCAGCTTTCTGTGCAGCAGATCCTTTATAGAAAGGGAAGACTTGGCTCAGATCTGAATGAGTCAATTCGGTATTGGTTGCGGCAATGTGCTTGGCCAGTTTGACATGGATCTTGTCTTGATTAGCCATGCGGTTGAATGCCTTGCCTGAATCCTCTGCCAGTTTGATAGCTGAGTACAGGTTGTCTTCTGTCACTTCAGCAAGGCCATCAATGAACGAATACATAGCTGCCAGCTTCAATACCTTGAAGTAGCGGTGAGCTATCTCAGCCTTCATCATTTCATCCAGCTCAGTGTTGCCTAGTTTTGCAGCCTTACGTTTACATTTCTGGTGATAGGTAATAAGAAGGATACTCACATCCTTGGGTACAGTGATTACCTTGCCATAGTTCACTGGGTTAGCCAGTTGCCCTATGTGTGCAGATATAGCCTGCAAAGCGGTGAACCGGGTCTTGTCGATCAGAGCAGCGTATTCCTCTTCTGGGGTGATTTCCACAAAAGGGGTAGCTTTCGGTTGATAACCAACAAAGCAGCGTCGAGCAAAGCCACTGGTTTCCAGTCCCCAAAATGCTTCTTCGACCTTACCACCATCAAAGAGTGGAGCCGGTGTACCGAAGATGATCAGGTTTGCTGGAACCCGTCCTTCAATATGAGGGTTACGTTTATTGTCCCTGGTGACTTTGGTGAGCTTTGGTTTAACCTTGCCCACATCGAACAGCTCTAGATAGACCGACATGGCATCCATGTTGCCGGTCAGGTTACGTGCTACTTCATCCATCTCGAAGTTCATGGAGCCAATACCACCCATGAGAATCTTATGGGTAGCCTGCTTTACAGCTGCAGGAGTGCCTGAATCAAAAGCTGGAACCAAGTCACCTAAGTTCTCAAACTCATTGGTCACTGTGACTAACTCGGTATCCGGATCTTCACCCTTGATACCAGCCCGTTTAACCGCGAGCTTGGCCAGGTTCTCCTCGGTAATCAGAGGGAAAGTAGTATCCTTAAATACCACCATGAAATTATTGATGATTCTTTCTTCAATCAGGTTGGTAGCGAATCCTTTGCACTGACCGGATGTAGCCAGGTTGATTGCATACATATTGATTGGTAAAGTTCCACCACGTTCTTCAGCGTATACTTTGGCATGCATCATTGATGTAATCTTGGACAAATGATATGCAGTCAATATACGGAAAAATTCATAATTAAAGTTCTGTGTCTGTTGGCAGATAATTTCTACAATCTGTTCCGATAGCTTATGATATGGAACAGTGCTTAAATCTTTCATTCGTCCTCCTTAATCTTGAGATTGCCGTTTGCAATTAAAGTATCTTTCTGGGAACACAGTCCGAATGCATCACAGTAACGGCATCCTTTTGCTTCACCAAAAACTTCTTTGATGATACCGACTCTACCATCTGTAATCCATTTGATCTGAGCTTCAGCATAGGTAGGGAAATTACCGCTACTGCGTTGAGTTTTTTCAGGGTTTTTATAATACTTGTAGACAGGCTTATCCTGCCATAGAGCCTGGGCATCACAGAGAGGTAACTCTGCTTCTGGAACATCCATAAGCATATCGATCTCAGCAATACGCTGTCTGACCCATACTTCAGTCTCAGCTACTGACATCAGCCTGACTTTATGTTCATACATACGGGTCGGGGGATAGCCTTGTTTGGTTTTAACCATGGCATCCAAACTGGACCAGTCGGTGAAGATGAACTGGATCTTACCAATGTCATTGGTAATAATGTCCTGGTTGAGCCAGCGGTAGAGGCTCAGCTGCAGCCGGTATTTCCATTCGTTTGAGCCAGAGGTAAAAGAGTAGGTACCGGTTGATTTGAAATCCTCCAGAATACCATCACCAACGAAGTCGAACTTACCCCCAATGGTATACTTGCCTTGTGTGTGGAATGAACGGCGTTCCATGTAGATAGGAATACAATCCTCAAACAGTTCTTCAGGTGCAGGATTGACCAGAATACGGTCAATAATATGCTCCGGATAAGCGAGCTTATTGAGGTTCTCCTTGTAACGATGGAGCCAAACATCCTCAATGCTGCCATGAATAGCTGTACCGAGTTTACGGGCCATAGCGTCAGCTACATCCATTACTCTACCTTCAGATGTAGATTTGGGTAGACGCATCCCTAGGATGATCTGACGAGGGTGTTTGATCAGGGTAGTGACACTGATATAATTAGGTATATCAATATAATCATACTCATCATCAGCAAGCCATACAGCAATACTAAGTGCTACACGAGTTTTATTAGTCATACGGGTTTCTACTACAGCACTCATATATTGAGTCTCCTATTTTAAAAGAAAATGCATATCAACTCACCGGAGGTGAGCTATTCGTAAATGGTCGGATCTAACTTGGTAATATCAATGGTGTGCTTATTTTGATGATAAGCGTTTACTGCAGCTTGTCCTAAGTATGTCATACGTACTTTCAAACCATTCTTGTTTTTATAAGTTGATTGTATAAACCAACCATTTTTTATAAGTATTAAACGCGCACGTTTTACTTTTTGTTTTGAATACCCAAATGCGGCAGCTACTCTACCATCATCATAATCATAACCATCTGTAAGAGCCTTCTCCAGATAGTATGAAAATATTAGATATGGTACATCACCAAGTTTACATAGCTGCAATCGTTGTATAGCAGATACATAGTATGCTGTAGCTGACTTGGTATGTTTATGACGTAAAACCGTGGTTTTAAATTCAATCGAATCGTCACTAGGGATAGAGTTTTTCATGAATCTCCTATTAAAATTGTGTTCGATATTTGATCTACAGGTATCACTTTTAGATCAAAATCATGCGATTAGGGGTCACTTTTAGATCAAATTTGATACAGACGAAATTGGTGTCATGCCCAGTGTTTACTAGGCTTCCGAGCATTTTTGGCTCAAATTTTTCCGGGTATATATAAAAGACTCTCCTTTATTTACCCTTCCGGATCAGCCAGTAGCCTTGTCCGGTACCATCGCTCCGCAAGCTACGCGTGGTACCTACAAGTCTCCTGTCTGCTCCTCATACCCTTTTAAAAAGAATTGGGACAGACACAGCAAACAGCGTTGAGGAACGGGTGAGCGAAGCGAAGCCCTGACGAAAACGCGGGAGCAGCTGTGTCTGTCAGAAAGCATAAAAGAATCAACGCTTCTTCTTTGTTTTTCTTGGATCAAACTCGAATACTATTTTTTCAGTAGGTTCAGTTACTACACCGTATGCAATTTCTAATGCTTCAGCTAAACGGATCAGTTCTGCAGCCTGCTTACGCATATCGCATGCAATCATCTCCGCTTCACTCAGTTGGCGGATTGATCGCACAGTGGTTTCCGGATCGAGGGTATCGATGGCCATGGGCTATCCTTGTGCTTTTGCACGTCGTCTTTCTTCTAAGAAGAAGGTCTGGAGTTTTTGTTTGAGGAGGTGTTTTCGATTAGAAGCTGCCCAGTATATTTGTGGGATACCTGTGACTTCTTCTAGTTGGATCAGCTGAGTGTCGCTGGCTGAGCAGTTATGTTTTATACGAGACAACCATTGGGGAGTTATGCCCAAGATCTGAGCTAATTTGACTTGGTTTGTGATGTATGATTCCATTATTTCCTGGTTAATCATGGGTTAACTTTGAATTAAATTCAGGCTGGCTAGGTTAGCTTACCTAGATTAACTTTTCAAGACAATAGTTAATTCTGGTTTATCCCAAGAAATCCCGCAGTTTAACTTTTAGTACAACCCCTAAAGTATATCTCTATATTTAGGTTAATATTTTTAGGTGCAAAAATGTTGTTGACATTAACTTTTTTTAGAGTTAAGTGGGGGCCAATACCTTAATTCAATTTTGAGTAAGGTTAAGTAGATTGATTTAAAATGGTCGGAGGTGAAATCATGGAACAAGTAAATGCTAAAACAGAAGAGGCTCAAGACTTCATCGCCGGTTTGAAAGTCATTGTACGTAACAACTGGTCAAGTCAGGAAGAGTTTGCTAAAGGCGTTACATCGAAAGTCAATATGTCCAATATCCTAAGAGGTGCCGGAGGCACTTCCTATAAGATGCGCGAAGCATTAGCTGCTCGTGCTGGTATGACTGTGCAAGATGTGATTGAACTGGGAAGGCGAAAGCTCAGACCAAAACAAGAGATACCTGAATTGGTTATGCCTATTAATCTTGAAGATGAAATAGAAAATGGTAAGACCGTTGCTGAGATAATGGCAACAGCTACGACACTGACAGCACAGCTACATACTGAAATGTCAATATATGCTAAAGAGGTAACACGGTTACTTCATATAGTGACAACTGAAAGAGATAAACTCTTAGCTCTATTGGCTCAAGAACAATCAGTAGTTAATGCTACACCTGTAGCTGTGAAGATGTTAAACCATAATAGAAAAGTCATTTACGCTAACAAGGCAATGACTGAATGCTTTCAAGTTACTGTTGGAGATGTACCTGCAGAAGGGCAAGTTTGTACTTGTGGTATGTGCAAAGAGAATGATACGTGTGTTGTGGATATTGCTTTACATAAAGCTAAAACTGCAAACCGTATAATTAAACATACTGATGATGTACATTATATGGTAGCGGCTTATCCTATCATTGACAACGCTTGGACAGTCTCCAGAGTGGTTGTGTTCATTACTTTTGCTGAACCTTGGTTTGAGGCTTTTCAAGCTATAGGTTGGACTCTGGCTAAAGGAATTTAATTATGTCAGTCAGTAAACGCTCCAAGACCGGAGAGTTCATTGTCAAATGGATGGTCAATGGTAAGGAGAAATCCAAGAGCTTTGGTAAGGGTATTCAGGCAGAGGCTGCAGCCAGGGCATACAATGCGGAGGTAACTCGGCCTACACCTACCAGAGGGGGTGTACAAAGCCCTCAGTTTGTCGAGCTGATCAATGCGTACATGAACCATAAGAAGAAGTTCATGTCAGAGGTTTCCTTCGAGAACACTGGGTATAAACTGGCTGGACCTATTCTTAATACCTTGGGTCGATCTATCAGGGCGAATGCCTTGGATCAATTCACCCTAGATAAATATGTGAACAAGCGAGCTAAGAAGGTCAAATTCACGACTATCCATCGGGAGCTGTGTGATATCAGAGCTATCCTGAATTGGGCTGTAGAGAAGAAACTCATCAGAACTAATCCTATGGCTGGCTTCAGGATGCCCAGGAGGGATGATGCCCAGGTGCTTCCTGTGTCTCAGGAAGAGATGGAGAGGATCATTCATTGCTCAGCTCCTCATCTTCAGAGAGCTATGCTCATCAGTTACTTCTGTGGGCTTCGTCCAGGGGCTGTAGAATTGCTCTCAATTCGCTATGGGCAAGTCAACTGGTCAGCAGGTAGCATCACGATCATCAGTGCTCTGAAGGGCGGTATTGATCGTAGAGAGGTACCTCTGCATTCAAGCTTACCTTTGCGTTCTTGGTTTGAGGAGGATGGTTGTCCGGAGGATGGGTATATCATCACTTGGAACGGGAAGCCTGTACAGAGCCTGAAAACGGCCTATAATGCAGCTAAGCGGAGAGCAGGGGTCAGTGATCGCAAGTTACCCTTGTATAGTCTCAGGCATGCCTTTGTGACCACTCTGCTGCATCAGGGTGTGGACATCCATACTATCGCAAATATTTCTGGACACGATGTACGGACAATGCTAAATCATTATGCACATTCGATGAACCCAGTGACGGTTTCTTCGATAGGCAAATTGCCCGAAATCAAGATTTCTACACCCAGTGGGTGTAAAATTGGTGCTCAAGGCGAAAGGAAAAAAGTGGTGAAAAAGAAGTAAAATCAAATAGTTCGGGAAGTGGCTCAGCCTGGTAGAGCACAGCGTTCGGGACGCGATTGACGAGCTGTAGATAGACGGTTTAACAGGGCTTGACAGCCAATCACTATCGAAGGGTAGGTGTGGGTAGGTGTAGAAATACACCTACCCTTTTTTTTTTTTTGTTTTTTATTCTGAGATTAATTTGAGGTTAATTTAAATTGTTAATTAATCTAAGTAATAGTATTGTTGTTCAGTTTTTAATTTAAAGGAGATTTTATGCTATCGGAGAGAGAGGTACGAATCCTTTATGAAACAGCTCAGGCTACGGTTGTAATGGGCCTTACTGAGGTCACAATCGATGTCCATACGGTAGAGGCAGAGCAGCACTGCAAGGCTCTAGCCAAGGTGCTTGAAGAGGAATATGTAGCTCCAAAGCGGTCACGTTAATTTAGTTAATGTATTAATGCAAAATTGAAGCTATATTATCCCTGGGTCAATAAAATTAATTTTTAAGGGTAATGGGGGTTGTTATGAGAGATGTCATTTTTCCGGATGGGTTTGTACGGAAACCACTCAATCAAGGTAACTATCCTGGGGCTGGTGCTGCTGATCCTGCAGGGAAAGAGATTCCTTGTATGGATGGTACCTATGTAAAAGCTAACAGTTTCAAACAAGTAGGAAGTATTTCTACGGCATTGACTGGTGCAGGTACCAATCAGGCTACTGGTGCAGTATGTCCTTCTAAAACCAATGTGTTTACTTCGGTTGCTTCAGGAACTGGTTGTAAACTTGGTGTCACTGTTATTGGTGCCACTACAAGCAATCTTACTGTTGGTGATGAAATCCATGTGATTAATCATGGGGCTAACGCTTTGTTAGTTTATCCGCCTTCTGGAGGTAAAATCAATAATGGTACAGGAGATGCTGCTCTATCTGTAGCAGCTAATGCTTCTGTAGTGTTCAAGGCTATTTCAACTGTTAACCTTGTAACATTCTAATGAATTCTACCCTTGTATATAATAATGACTCAGTTATGTACAAGGGTATATCTTATGTACAAATCCAATTAAAACCCTCAAAGATACCTGCTAATGGTAATACTTGTATATATTGCATAGCTTATAGTGATATAAGTTTATGTGATGCTATATGCAGTCAATGCAAAATGCAGCATGTATTTGCTATAAAGAAACCTAAATATAAATCTTATATGGTAGGACATGCAAATGACTGAGCAATTTATAGTACAGAATCCTGTACTGGTAGGGTTATGTATAGGTGGTTTGGTTCTCATGTTAAAATTTATGGCAACAATGTTATCTAAGTTAGTAACACAGCCATATTGCAATTTAACTACAGCAATAAATTCACTGACAACTGAATTTAAAGAATATCGTAAAGAAGCTAAAGCTGATCGAGAAAAAGACCAAAAAGAAATTGGTGGTCTACTTGATCGGATGCAAGCTCAAGAAACACTTTGTGAAGTAACTCGTCAATTCTGTCCACACGGTAAAGGTATGGATTGTGGTATGAACCATAAAGTAAATAAGCAGGAGAATTGAAATAGCTAAGACTGAATTGTTTAACGCTACTGATGAAATAATTACTCCTGAGAAAGGAGTAACTACAGTCACAGTAGTAGACTATGATACACCGGTAACTATAGTGATTGAAACCAATAGACTTGATAATAGCTTACTCTTGGTTCGAGAAAACTATATGGAAGACGGTGGTTGGGAACCTGTTACTGATAACTTGGGTAGCATGGGTAATGTCTATCTTAATGAGAAGCGTAAGGATGTAACCATTAATGTACCAGGCGTATATGGTTTGACTGGTAAAGTAGAAGGCTTTCTGTAAGCATACAGTATTACGGTATAAGACAATGTATGTACCTTCGGTAAGTCCATCATGTATTACTCCTAGTGTCTCATATAGTATTAATAATACACTGCGTAATGCTTTACCTAAAGCTGATCTATTACTTTACTTGGCTCGCCCAAATTCAGATGAATACTTGATTGGTGAAGGTACAGAAGTAGGAGAGGATACTCATATCTGGGGTTATTTCCTTGGCTCAAATGCTACTGTACGTTTAGCTACAGGATGGACTATTGGTAACGCTAATCCTTTCTATGATGCTGCTGGTGATCCAATCGTAGTATTGGCTACTGAGATCATGACTTGGCCTGTAATCAATACGGGTAATGTTTTATTCAAATTAACTTCTGCTGAAAGGCAAGAAGGTAAACTAGCAATATATGAACTACTCACACCAATTGAGGTTATAACTAAAGCTAAACAAGCATTAAGGATATCATGATGAAAAAGAA